GCCATTCCATTCAATCGAAACCCCGCAATGTCTTGGCGAGTCGAGCTCGCTGGCCTAGTTTCCCCGGAGCCTTGGCGGCCTTATTTAGGGTCTTGGCAGGAATCTTTTTGTCGGCAGGAACGCCCAATTGTTTTTTTAAGGCACCCGGTTTAGAAATGGCTTTCTGAATCCATTTGTCAGTGCTGCCGCCCTTTTTGAATACGCCACGGCCCTTGAGAACATCAGCTCGGGTTACCTTACCATCGCCTGTTAGATCAGGAAAGTCTTTATCCATGTCTTACTCCAGTGCTTGGATTTTTGCTGTTAGTGCTGCAAGTTCAGCCATAAGCTGCTCTTTAGTCGGAGCAGGAGGAGGCTCTGGGATTGGAGCAGGAGGAGGTGCTGTAAACACTCCATTTGCATAAGTCCATCCCGGGCCTGCGGTTGGACATTCAACCCAACCCTGTTGCACGGCAAACTCTGCGTCTGCCTCGGCCACATTGATCACAACTCCGTTTTCAATAATTGCGTATCTCATTTGATCACCTACCATGTATAGACACGGACAAGACCTGCGCCGCCTGCTCCGCCTGCGCCTGAATTAAATCCATTGGTTGAGCCGCCACCTCCACCACCACCGCCTGCAATACCTCCGGCTCCACCGGCCCCGGCTGCTGCTGTATTTCCATAAGAACCGCCGCCGCCACCAAAAAAGTTTGAAGTACCTGCGGTACCTGCGGTGCCTTGTCCTGTACCACCAGCTCCACCCCCACCACCGGTGCCTGTCTGAGATCCACCGTCTGTGCCATTGTAAAGAGTGTTATCACTGGTCATATGACCACCACTACCACCCCCGCCCCCACCAAAAGCAGATGAACCACCCTTAGCGTTAATATTCGTTGAACTACCCAGTCCTTGTGCGCCACCACCGCCGCCAAAACCTGATGCTTGACCCCATGCACCAGCTGCAGTTTGTGCTACACTAGCTCCATTTTGTCCTTGACCCCCACCAAACCCTTGCGCACGAATACTCGTTGCCGCTAGCCACGGAGCGCCTCCTATGCCGCTATTACTGCAAGCACCAGGCACACCGACACTTAAAACACCACCACCTCCACCACCTTGTGCGTTAGCTGAGCCTCCACCTTGAGCTGCACCGCCACCACCATAAGAAACTAAATGCGAACCAAAAGATGAATCGCCTCCACCGGTTCCAAGATTGCCGTCAGTGCAATTTGCAGTTATTGCCGCTCCGCCAGCACCACCTGCACCGATGGTTACCGTAACGGTAGCTCCAAGATCAGAGGCTTTAAAAAGTTTGTAACGATACGCACCTCCACCTCCACCGCCCCCACCGCCTCGAATATTACAAGCGGCTGCTCTGCGACCAGATGCACCTCCACCTCCTGCACCCCATGCTTCGACCATCACAAATGTTGCACCGGATGGTTTAGTCCATGTACCAGAGGATGTGAACTCTTGGAAATTAGCTGAAGCGGCGGCTGCCCATGTCGGTGCAGCACCAGAGCCGCCAGATGTCAATACTTGACCTGATGTTCCATACGATGGGGTAGACCCAACACCGATAGCACCTGATGAGTTTAAAGTTAGTCGAGTAGTACCCCCGGTCTGAAGCTCTAGTTGATTAGAGCTATCTCCGGTCGTAATAAGTCCACCAGATCCGGTGGTTGTTGAGTTTATGGTTGATGGCATGTCTTACTCCGGTTTAGTAGGCCAGACCACATCTTTTGGATCTGAAAATGTTTGAGGAATATCTCTTAGGGCTTGTCGATACACAGCCCATTTATCCTTTGTTGCCTGCGGAACATCAGATGCCTGCGTCCAATCCGACTGGCTTAACAAAGCATTTCGTTGGGCGCGGACAGCGTTCCACTCAGCCTCTATGTTTCTCGGAGGCTTAGTAAATTTATTGTTGGAAAACAAGAATCTTGAACCGATGGCGTTTTGCTCATCATCATATTCAGGGCATTCAACCCATCCGTTTTCACTTGCTACTTCAGGCGTGGCTTCTACGATGTTTTCAACAACGCCGTCTTTAATGATTGCGTATCTCATGTCTATTCCTTACCAAGTGTAGACGCGAACTAAACCAGCGCCTCCGGCACCACCTGCACCCGAGTTGTGGCAATTTATTGAAGCACCACCTCCGCCTCCACCTCCGCCGGGTTGACCACCTGCTCCTCCGGTTCCGCCTGTGCCTGATGTATATCCACCAGCTCCACCACCACCGCCACCACGACGACCAGATCCAGCGGTTCCATTTCCACCATTAGAAGTTGGACTTGCTGCGGCAGCACCGCCAGCTCCGCCACCTCCGCTACCACACGCTATTCCACCTCCCGGCCCTCCACCGAATGACAAACAAGTTGCAGTTCCACCTCCTGCGCCACCTCCTGGGCCACCTTGAAAAGAAGACCCACCGTTACCAGCGTTACCGGCTGAAGCACTACCACCACCACCGCCGCCACCCCATCCACTAGGCCGTCCATTTGATGCGCTAGGAGCTACCCCACCATTAGCACCACCAAATTGTCCAAAGGCAGTTGTATTCGTACCACAATTTCTACTAATTGGTTCACCACCACAGTTTTGCCCACCCTGACCCAAAGACCCGCCGCCGCCACCGCCTGATGTCCCAGAATTTTGCTGACCGCCACAACCAAAACCACCTCCGTAGGCAGTTAATAAAGAACCAAATGTAGTATTTCCTCCAATTGCGCCTGTTGCGCCATTAGTATTATTTGTTGTTCTTGCTGCGCCACCAGATCCACCAGCACCAACAGTTACAGTTTCTGTTGAGCCTACACACGCTGCTTTAAAAAGTCGTTGAACATAAGCACCGCCACCACCGCCTGCTCCGCCAGATTTACCACCATTAACTCCTCGACGACCAGAGGAACCACCACCACCCCCTGCCCATGCCTCTACAAGCACAAAGGTTGCACCAGAGGGTTTGGTGTAGGTTCCTGAAGAGGTAAATTCTTGTAAGTTGGCACCGGCAGCTGTAGCGAAACTCAGAACTCCTGAGCCATTCGTCTGAAGTACCTGACCACTTGTGCCGTCTGCGCTAGGCAAGGTAAAGGTCACATTTGATGCAATATTGGCTGCCGCCTGTAATTCGACATAGTTAGTACCGTTGTCGGTATCCTCAGCAAGTCTTACTCGACCCTGAGTGGTTGATGTACCGTCAAGCGTTATCAGTCCGTCGCCGTTAATAGTTGCTGCCATAATTTACTCCATCGTTAAAGCAGTTTTGACAGTAGCCTTAATGACCGCCGTGGATGACTCCCGGTCAATCTCTAAGTACCCCGTACAACAAATGTTGTAATCCACACCGTTCTCATCTTTTTCACTTTTGATGGGAACTGAAATATCTAAGTTCTTAAATAAGTATTCTTTGCCGTTTTCAAACACACGCCAAACATGATCCATCGTGCCTCGACCGGGCTGACCACGGGTTTTGTTAAAGCGGATTGAGTACTTGTTCATACGATCTCCGCTGCGGGCATAGGCGCCTGAACCGGCTGGGCCATCTGAACCGACAGATTGAAATGCACAAACTTGATCGGTTTATCGGCGGCGTGGCGGGTAAATGCGTGGGCTAGCCAAGCGTTAGTAAAAATCATCAGCCCCGGTTTTGGCTCAAAGTTGATCATCTTGCTTGCCACGGTAGCCTGAGAGGCATCGGTCTCAGGTAGATCGATCTGAACCTTTCCTGCCCGTGGGTCATAAAAGACCACCCGAGAGGAGTTCTCAGGAACCTCAAGGAAATAAAAGCCTACGATCTGAGATCCGTACCCGTGTGTATGCTGCTCCATAGAGGACTGTTTATGGTGTTCCTGAGTCCACATCTCCATGTAGGAGGTCACCTTGTCCTGCATGGCATATCCCTGCTCGTTGAGGATATTCCATGCGGTAGCGGCTACGAATTGGGCAAAAGGTTGAACCCGCTCATCAGCGTAAAAGTTTTCGCTCATTAAAACAGGATAGATTTCGTCAATCTTGTGTTCTTTGCGCTGTTTCTCCAAAGATTCTTCTGAAACCTTATTGACGGCTTCTAAGAAGTCTGGACGCTCAATCAGGTAGATTGGGCAAGGAAAGTGAAAGGCAACATTTAGTTGTGTGTTTTGCACAACTTCTTTTACCTGTTCGGCGGCCTTACATACTTTTTTCTTGCCCATAATTACTCCACTATTTTCCAAGAAGTTGTTGGTTCATCCCAAATATAAATTTTGGGTGGATTTCCTTGTTCATGATCGCTTGGAATTGCAACAGGTGGAATCCAACCTCCAATTGTTTCATCTAAAACCCACGAATTAAAAGGCTTTGGGGGGATAAAAGCATCTTTTTCAGCATCATATTTATATCCAATACAAGCATAATTTTTTCTAAAAGGAATTCCTCCTAATTTATGGATTCCTTTTTGGGTGTTATATGAAGTTCTTTTGCACGCTAAACCACGAAAATTTTCATAGTGCTTTTCCCAATCAATTCCGTCTTCGTTCTCTTCTTTTCCGACAATAACTTCAACTACAATATTATTTTTATCAAGAAATGCGTAATGAGCCATTGCTAACTCCACGAAACATTGCCAGTGCCGGCAGTAAATGTACTAATTTTATTTGCACCTGATGTTGTAGTTGAAAAAGTAAGACCTCCACCAGGATTTGAAATCGAATAAACGCTTGGATATTTAAGAATTACAACTCCTGATCCCCCGTTTCCTCCATTGCTATTAACTGGAGACCCTGAATTGTTCCATTGAATTCCACCGCCTGCGCCACCCCCACGATTTGCTGTGCCATTAGAGCCATTACCAGAACCGCTTGTTGCCGCTCCATTGCCTCCTCCGCCGGAACCTCCTGTTCCAGATGTTGTTGTTGACACTGTTGGAAAAGCAATAACACCGCCGCCACCGCCACCGGCATAAGTTACGCAAGAACCAGATATATTTGATGTAGATCCAGATCCACCATTTCCTCCGGAAAATGTTCCTCCATTAGATCCAGCACCGCCTGCCCCACCGCCTCCGCCGGCTCCAGTTCTACAAGTTGTTGCATTATTGCCACCATTATTTCCTTGCGATGGACTTTGCGTTGGAGTGTTTCCTGTTCCGCCAGACCACGAACAATTACTTGTTGCTGCTCCTCCGCCGGAGCCACCATTTGCTCCAGCGCGAATGCAACAAGGGTAACCTGGATACCCTCTACCGCCACCACCTCCACCGCCTGCTGAAGTTGTCGTATTAAAAACTGAATTTGATCCACTAGCTCCTCTAGGGCCAAATCCAACGCAAAATCCACCTCCCCCGCCAGCTCCAACTGTAACCGTGTAGTTAGTATTTGCTAATAAAGTAGCACTACTTGTTCTGTATCCACCTCCACCACCGCCACCGCCTGCCCACCCACCGCCACCGCCACCAGCCACAATTAGAGCCTCAACATCTAGAGGTAGTTTTCCAGATGCTCCAACAAATGAAAGCATAATTCCGCTCACGACACATTCCCCGTAATTACGCAAACAGTGCCGCTAATAAATAAAATTGTTGCTACGCCGCGAGTGGCTAAAGTTACTGATGCTTTATCGGCGTCCGTTCCAGCGATGTAAGCGGTTGTAATTGTGCAGGTGATCGTAATGTTGCCAGTGGTGTTATTAAATATTGATATTGCATCACCCTCTGCAAATGTTGCATCAGGTATAGTAATCGACCCACCAGAACCTACTTGAACATATTTACCAACATCACCAACTGCGAGGGTGTAAGAACCTGTTTTCGTTCCTACCGCCGGAAGGTTGATGTACCCAAGAGTCGATGTTGTTGACGGCAAAGTGCAGGTCACATTTGATGCAAGAGAAGCCGGAACGGTCAGTGACACATAGTTTGTGCCATTGTCCGTATCCTCATAAATTTTTACATCTGCTGGGCCGCTCGATGTCCCGCTAACCGCAACGCCGCCAACTGCCGTCACCGTGCCAACAAAAGATGCGTTTTGCGATGTATTCAGCGTTAAGGCTGTCGTCGTGCCATTGGTCTGAAACACCAAATTACCGGTTGTATCCCCGGTATTAACTAACGCGCTACCGGATGTGGTTCCTGCTGCAATCGTACTCATGTCTGCTCCTTACAGTACAAGCCAACGCTGGCCAGAAGATACGGTCACGCTTTGACCTGAAGCCACAGTTACCGGCCCAACCGACAGAGCATTGGTTCCTGAGGCGATGGTGTAACTTGCCGATACCGTGGTGCTATTTACCAAAAGTCCGTTTGAGGCCACCAGCTCTGAGGCTTTCAACTCACCGGTGCTTGGCTTATAAAGTAGCTTTGCGTTACTGGTATAGATATTAAGAGCCGAACCGGTTGTAGCTTGCAGAAACGACGGGTAGTAGTCGGTTGAGCTTGAGGTGTCATTGCTAATCGTTGCGCCGCTGGTAATCGTCGTCCAGCTCAAGACCCCTGCGCCGTTGGTCGTAATTGCCTGACCATTAGTGCCGTCTGCCGTTGGGTACTTTAGGGCAGCAGGGTTATTGAAAAACAGTTTTACCGTGCCGGACGCATTCTCCATGTACATCGACATATCGTTGTTGGCAATGTTGAGCGCCAACTCACCTGCAACCAAGTTTGCGTTGCTAGGTACATTCGTTGCCGTAGTACTGTGATATAGCGATATTGGGGTATAGCCTGCTTGTGCCATTTCTACCTCTTAATTAAAAGTTCCTTCAAGTGTTGGTAAACCACCTTCGGCTCCACAAACTTCTCGCTTTTGTGTTCTACCATCTCCCACCACAGAAATTGGTTTTCCGCCAAGCAAGACCGATCTTTGAGAAGATTTATATTCTCCGGGTGACCGAAGATCAGCGGATCGGACACCGACCAAAGCACTATCCCGGGCTTTTTCTCGTCCCAGGCTAGGTGCTGAAAGAAACTGTCGCATCCAATCCATGTCTTGCATTGCTTAATCAAACTCCTTAATTCTGCTATTGGTAGGTTTTTCCTAAAATCCTCAACTAAAGCCTCTTCTCCATCTATGCCGATCTGCACGACCGGCTCGTCAATCATCTCTAAAAGCTCGCTCCAATATGGGTAGTCTTTTGGGTTACGCTTTCCGGTTCTAAGTTTTTTCGCATATGGTGCTATCAAAATCATAGGTACATCTTGCGGTAAGCCTTCTCCAAACTATCTTTCCAACCCCATTGGTGCATCTTTTTATAAATACTGTACGGCTCAATATCACCTAGCATCTGTTGCGCCTCAGCAATCGATCTACCCGGAATAATCTCGGGATAGCATCCAAAAACAGCTGGATTCTTAATTTCCGGCAACAGGTGCGTGAAAACAATATGATCGCCCATACCCCCGTTTAGCACCACCACGGTGTTGTCTCTGAGCTTTAGGAAGTTTTGGAATATCCGCTCATCATGAGCATAAAGTTCAGCGTTTTTCTCCATCCGAATCCCGCCCTCAGCCTTTAGGTGCCAAGTCGTAGCCCCGGGGACGGCAAGCACTCTGTAACCCTTCTTCTTTAAAGAATAGGTAAACATAGTCTCTTCCCGGTGGGCCACCCGAGAAAGTCCGAGGTTATAGTCCACCACCCCAGCTCGGTATAAAAATGAGCAGTGCAGGTGATCAACCTCGGTCAAATGCTTAATCTCAGCCCACTGAAGGTTCGCCTCAGAATCAATCTTCTCTAGTAGCCCGGTTGACTTGGATGTATCGAACGGCCGGCCAGGCATAAGAATTGCCCCGCCAATAGCCCCTACATCATCTGCAATATGGCTAACAAGAACTTCCAAAGTAGTTGGCTCAGGGATAGCATCATCATCGACTCTCCAAACCCAGTCATAGCCCATGTTGTTGGCGATCTGATGATTATGGTGCTGACCCTTCTTCCCGGCAAAAAGCCATTCCCACTTAATTCCCTTTTGGTTCAAGATGCAGAATAGGTTTTTATAAACAGGATGCTCCCGAAGATCCTCAGGACTGTCGTTATCGTCAAAAATGACCAGCTTATCGACCGGCCGTGTCTGATTGGCCACCGCCATTAGGGCTATAGGCAAGGTCGTGTGATATCGCCCCCGGGTAGATATTGAGCAGAGAACTATCTTGTCCATATCTCGTTAGTCCTGCCCAAGTCTCGGTAGTTGATCATCTCTCCCTGAGAGCCTAGATCCCAAGCACCAATATGTTTGCGGTCTTTAAGGGTAAACCCGAAGGACTCTAATTTCTTCTCTATTACCTCGATGCCCCGATATTTGGGGTGCAGATCTCCGTGAACCTCTAGGGCGATCGTGGTGATCCGCTCCATGTCCTCTTCTGAGGCGTTCATCAGGATGTCGTACTCAGCACCCTCGCAGTCCATCTTAAGGAAGACATTGCTGCCATCGACCATGTCTAAGAGGTTATTTAGGGTGACGGAATAGACCTCTTCAAAGTCTTCTTGGACGCCATAAAGGCTGTTATGGCCCGTTTTTTGCTGTAGCCCTATCCGCACATACTCCCCGGCACGGTCAGAAACCACGGCCTTCTGCGGCTTGATGACATCTGAACCCGACTTCCATACATTTTTAATCAGGACATCAAAGGTCGGGGTCACCGGCTCAATCGCTATGACCTTCCTAGCCCCAAGGCTAGCGGCCAAGATTGAAAAGGTGCCCATATTAGCCCCGATATCGATGACCTCTCGGCCACGCATGGACTCTTCAGAGGCTCCATAGACATTCCCGACGATCACCTCATCGAACAATTCCTTGGCTTCAGGGCCGTTTTCGCACATCCAGGCAAGGGATGACCTGATTTGATGGTCTTTAGCCTGTCTGTGGGCGTTTTTGGCCCATTCAGGGTTATGTTTTTCGGCCAATTTAAGCTGGTTTTGGAAAAAAGCGGACTTCCAATCCTTTACCAAGACCGAATCGTGAACCGTACCCTCGCCCTTGTGATAAATCGGGAAGGCTCCGGTGTTGGTTTGGCCGTTCCAGCCCTGATTTTCACACTGAATCACCTTAAATCCGGCGTTTTCAGTCTCTAAGCAAAACTCAATGTCCTCGCACCCACCTGCCCCAAACTCCGGATTCAGTAAGCCAACGGTCTCAAAGACCTTACGGTCGATCATCACGCAGAAAAACACCGCAAAGTCCCGGCCGGTAATCTCTGAATGGGCCTTTAAGACGGCTGAGATCCCGCACTTCTCGTCTTCAAAGGCGGAATTCAGCATCTTTAGCCAAGTTCCGCGCTCTTGGTCCAAGAGGATGCAGTCGTTATTCAGAAGGACAATCCGGTCAGCTGTCGCATGGCGGATGGCCACATTGTTGGCGACTGGATACCCCAAGGGGACATCGCTCCATAAGACCTTGAAGTGATCCCCAAACCCAACCCGATCAAACTGATTTTTCAGAGACTCTAAATACCAGCGGGTGTTATCCGTGCATCCATTAGCCGATACGATTATCTCCACCTCGGACATAACGGAATGCTTAAAGACGGACTCAAGACACGGCCGCAGCAGGTCATCACAGTGGTTGTAGGTTGGGATGACGATTGAATACTTCATCAGAAGGTTCCGCCCACCACACCTGATAAGAAGGCATTGGTTGTTGCGTTATAGCTCAAGTCAGAGTCCGTCAAGGCACTTTGGCTTCCGGTCGTGCCGGCCACTAGGACGGGGTAGACCGGCGTCGTAGAAGTCGTAGCGACAGAAATTGTCGTCGGCGGCGCACCCGAAAATCCCGATGTGCCACTGAAGCCCGAGAAGCCGCTAATGCCGGAAAAACCTGAAAACCCCGAAGTTCCCGAAAAACCTGAAGTTCCGCTAAATCCGCTAATTCCACTAAACCCTGAGATTCCGCTGAAACCGGAAAACCCTGAAAATCCTGAAGTTCCGGAAAAGCCACTAAGACCAGCTGTAATTGCAAAAATAATTGGATCGTTATTTGCAAAGCTGTAAGTTGAGGTTACAAGACTGACCGGGAATTCCCAGTAACTATTTGATAAGCCAGGATTTACATTATTTGGGGTTCCGTTGACTTCCCAAACTTGATAATTAGCACTCGATGTTCTGCTTTGAATTGTAAATCGTTGAGTTTGCTTAATTAAAGCCAAGAAAATATCAACATCAACTCCATCGTCATCTTCATGGCTTACATTGATTTGCGTGGCGCTTGATTGAGTTGCGTTGTTCCACAACAAAAATCCAACACCTGGATCACCGCTTTGTGATGTTGTTTTCGCTAGATATGGATAAAAAGTTGATGCCGATCCAACTGCGCCTGAAAATCCTGAAGTTCCCGATTGGCCCGAAAATCCACTAGTTCCTGAAAATCCAGAAAATCCTGATTGGCCACTAAATCCTGAGAATCCCGAAGTGCCGCTTTGAGCTATGCCATCAAGCCCCGAATAACCCGAAAATCCTGAGAATCCAGACTCTCCGCTAAATCCCGAAAATCCGCTAATTCCGCTATCGCCAGAAAATCCACTGATGCCGGAAAATCCGCTAGCTCCCGAAAAACCTGATTCACCAGAAAATCCCGAAAAACCAGACTCGCCGCTAAAACCCGAAACGCCACTGCCTGAGTATCCGCTGAATCCTGATTCGCCCGAAAAACCGGAAATTCCAGAAAATCCACTGATTCCGCTATCACCGGAAAATCCGCTAATTCCTGAAAAACCTGAATAGCCGCTCTCTCCGCTAAAACCTGAGAATCCGCTAAAGCCTGAAATTCCGCTAAAGCCCGAGAATCCGCTAAATCCGGAAGTGCCAGAGAATCCGCTAATACCGTTTACGACCGCAAGGATGACTTCAAGGTTATCTGCAAACCCTGAGGTTCCAGTTCCACCGGAGTCAACAAGCGTACAAGGAATCGTCCAGTAATTACCTGCATTCGATGGCGCCCCGTTGATCAGCCACTTTTGGAAGTTTCCGCTATTAGCTTGATCCTGAATGATGAAGTTTTCAGTTTCGGCAAGCAGGGCCAAAAAGACATCAATATCAACGCCATCGTCCGTTATGTGATTGACATTGATTTGTGTTGCGCTTGTTTGGGTTCCGTTATTCCAAAGTAGCTTGCCTGATCCGGGGTCCCCTGAGGTGCTTCCCGTATTAGTGCGGTATGGGTAAAAGGTACTCGATATACCGCTAAGTCCAGAAAAGCCAGAAAAACCGGAAATGCCTGAGAATCCGGAAAATCCTGAAATTCCGGAAAATCCGCTAAAGCCGGAAAATCCACTGATGCCGGATGAGCCTAAAGCGTTAGTCCAAGCACCACCAATCAAGCCCTCAAAATACTGAGTCTGAGTGTTGTATCGAATCTGCCCATCCGGGCCATAGATCTGTTGAGCGGTTGTCCCGTTAGGGATCAGCATCGCCCCGGTGCCTGGTATCCGCGGGTTGTCCGAAATCCCAATAGTCGGGTTTCCGGGTCCGGTTCCGTTGGCTACATCAATCTCATTAGTCGTTCCCGTAATTTCTAGGGCGGTGACACTGCTTCCCCCAACAATCCCTAGGACACCGGTTCCGGCAAGCCCTGCAAGCGATCCTACGGCCCCTGTAAGGCCGATCGTTGGGTTTCCTGCAATGCCATTGCCGTCAGAAACCGAGACCCCTGTGGAGCCTGTAATCGTGCGCCCGACCATTGTTGAGGCGTTAGTTTTGGACTGCAGCCCCAAAGTAGAGGAGAAAAGGCTCGCTACCGCTCCAGCGAGGCCAATCTGCATAGTCGATTGAGCTCCGCCATCGGTGAGGCTTAACCCCGATCCGACAGACAAGGCCCGACTATTGATCAGGCTCGGCTCTTGGTTGACCGTAATAAAGGTCTGAGTCTGACTCGGGGAGGCGGCAATAGCCCCCGTTGTGGTCTGTACGGTCTGACCGTTTTGGACGATAGGTACCGCCTCAGTCCCTTGAATTGGACCGGCGGCAGGTAATTGGGTAATGGTGACTTGTGCTGAAGGCATTATGGGCTCGGGCTAATTACATCGAGGTTGCCATCGTTTTCCGGGATATTTTGGTTGTCCTGTGTCGATATCAGGAACTGGCCATAACCCCCGGTCTGCAAGGCCGGTTGGACATTGGCGACACTTACATCTGGGCGGGGAAAGCGAAGGTTAATTCGCTCAGTCTTCCGAGCCGGCAGCCTGTAGGGGTCAAATTGATCCTTGCATCCTTGATCGCATACGCGCAATCCTGGGAAGTTAGGATCGGGGCCTAGATTGACATAGGCGCGTTTCATCTTGCATCGATCACATACACCGATGGCTACAGATGTTAGGGCGCGGGTGTCTAGGAATCTAGGCATTATTTTGTGTAAACCGCAATATTTGGTGCGAAGTAGATCGGCGACTTGTCACGCTCTTCCTGCTCGGCCTCATAGATATACCGATCGGACATCTTCTCCAAGTAGGCAATCCGATCCGGGGCCACATTTGGCATCTCCAAGGCCATACGGTGGGCAAGCATGAAGACGACCGCCTCATACCATCTTTGGGGAACCTCAAGCTCATCGGTCAAGGCTCCCACATCCATGATCTGCCGGGAATACCAAACCGTCATCTGAATAAACGGATCGTTTGGCACCGGCCAAAGGTACATGGTCGGCTGCGGGATCGTACGATCAAACCAAAACTGATAGGGCTGATTGGCCGTAAAGTTCTGATTCGGCAGGTTGGTATAGTCATCGCGGTTTAGGCGGGCCATCTGAATCAGGCGGGCGTTATTGCCGACATACCACTCCCGCAGCGCAAGAGTCGTGCCAGAGTAGGCTCGGACACGGTAATACTCAACGGTTTGGCCGGGATCGACATCCGTCCAAATCCATTCATTATCGGTAACGACTATTTGCCCCAGGTCCTCAAGCGTGCGCCAGGTACTTCCGTCAACCGAATACTCATAGATGATATTCCAAGTAGCAGTACCGCCCCCTGCAACATAAGGCAGGATGCCAATAGAACCGGCGTAAATAGGATTGTCAGTGCCATAGAAGACGGAAATGTTTCCGTTGGCTGAGGTTTGCTGACATATAGTGTCAATATCGGAGTCTGCGACAAAGCTGACATTCCCCCCTGCGCTGGTGGCGTAATCGCCGCTCGGACGGTTTAGGGTCCGGTAAAGGACATTCAGGACATCAATACACCCTAACGGCATGGTGTAGATGTACTGATCGGCCTTCAGACCAAAAACCTTCTTATTGATTGCCCAATAGTTAATTCCCTTATTTGCTAGGGCTGACAGGGCAAAATACAACGACTCCCGGGCAGATAAGACCTGCTCGGATGTGAGCTCTTCAGCGAGTTTCCCGCACCGCCGAGCCCCATGATCGATCATGGTTTGAACATTGATGACCGTGGTTGAAACGGTTCCTGAGTACGCCATTTACCACCCCGGACAATTCCAGCGTTTCATGGAAGCACGGGAACGACTACCGCGCTCACTCTTTTCTGCTATTGCGCCCATCCTCGCGCAAAATGAATCTCTACGCGACCCACCTTGCGGTTGCGGCGCTTTTAACTTTGAACCCGTTTCCCGGTTGTACTTAGCGCGACCCTTGGCTGTTAAACCAGCACCTTGGGACACAGGCAGTTTTTCTCCTCGGCCAACGGCTAAATTAACCTGACCGCCTTTTTTCATCTTCTCAGGCAGCTCGGCATAAGCCTTTTTCTTGACATTGGCCTCAGTAAACTCGGCCGCAACTGAGGGCTTGATTCCAACCTTCTTGGCAAACTTCGGGCTGTATTCGGCAGCCTTCATAAACCTAAACTGAGCTTTAGATTTAGCTGGCATTACGACACCTGATTCACGGTAAGAATAACCGCAGGCGATGCTGGCCGAACTGGATTTGCAAGGCTTTGAGGGTAGGTCACCAAGATTGAATTTCCCGTTGTGGTTGACCAATACATTCTTACTACATCCCCTGGATTTACACTTACATAAATGTTGGCCGCAACGATGCTTGCACCAACAATAGATCCGTCTTTTTTAATCGTTGTGGCAATGCTGCTTGAGTCAACAATGTTTGTTCCATTCTGAGCAAACCACAGCGCTGCATTATCGTTTGCATTTGATGCATTCAGTAACTGAACGCTAAACTGAATGTTGTAAACCCCACCTATTGCAAAAGTAATATCAGTTTCGCTGGCTACCGTCACACCGTTTGAGAAGTCAGTAATATTTAATCGAACTAATGTTGCGGTATTTGCTGCGGCGATCTGAGCTGAGGTAACCGCAGAGCCATTTGCGTGGGTTGCAGCACTAGTTCCAGCAACACCCCGGGTCAAACCCGTAAGAGTTGTGGGTGTCTTTCCTGTGTAGGTTATGACCTCATCTCCAATCAACACATTTCCAGACGATGCAAAATCTGTAGTGCTTGCCACCGACATGGAGGTGACATTGTTATTTTGTAACTGTGCCGTTAGCGTTGATCCATTATCGTAATGAAACGCTCCGTACTGAGTATTGATGTCAGATGGATCAAGCAGCTCCCAAGACGGTGCGGTGGAAACAGAGCCTGTCCCGGTTTGGGCTAAAAACTTTTTGACTGCCGTGGTGTTGCCAGCCAACTTTGCCAGTGTATCGGTAGCCGATGCGTAGAGCGTATCGCCAAGCGTATAAGATGTAATGTTTGTGCCGCCTTGGGTCGTCAAGACGGGATTAACATCAAGAACCTCAGACACATAGTTAGCAGTCGTTACTTGTTTATTTACTCCGCTTTGAACGATAGGCGTAATCTCTGTCCCGTCTAGCGTCGCCGCTGAGGGCATTGCGGAAATTTTCTGATCAGCCATCAGCACACCTCAAGATAAATTTTGCTATCGTCTTCTTGTAAGACATAGCCAGAGTTTTCCATCAATATGTAACAAGTTTCAGGCGGAACTGGAGGCACAAGACATGAATATGTGTCTACCACCCCATCTCCACCAACATCGTCCCCATACCCATTATTGGCATCGGCAACGACTCCTAAGGCACACCCCGGAGTGGTTTGCGCCTGATTGGCAACCCCGGTGTAGCCTATGTAAGCCATTACGCAATTCCAGCTTGAATTAGTTTAAGCGTGGCAGTGCCGCCGCCAGAATTCACAGTTAAACGAATACCGGTTACAGGAAAGGCATAGTTGCCATCCGTATTGGCTGCCTCTCCATCAATTGTCGGATGCGGAAACCATGTCGTAAATCCAACTGCGGGGTCATCAAATGAATGCTCAACCGTATAGTTGACCGTGCCAGTAACCAATACACCAAAACCCACATTAAATGGGTTTGTGTTTGTATTCATAACAAGCGCAGTCGTTGACCCCGAGCCAGTTTTAGAAACAATTTGAACTTTCATATTATGTTCCTTAAAAAGCAGGGGCTTAAAGCCCCCGCCTTATTTAGCACATACCGCCGCTTCGCATTTTCTTCCCGTACTTGCTGTAAATCTCAACATCTTTAGATTTAGCAGCCTTCATTGCAGGGGCATTTTCTTTCTTAAATGCGTCCTGAGCTCGCTTTTGAGCGGGCGTTGGGACGATGCCACCCTTTTTGAATGTTCCGGAAAGCTCAGTAATGCTTACGGGTGCAGACGGTTTTTTATGACCCTGCGGCATGCTTTCAGCCTTGCCTGAGTCATTTACCGCCCCACCCTTAGCATACTTTTTTGCGGCACCACCTTTCTTGTAGCCACCGCCGTTACCCAGCTTCACGCCACCTGTTTTGGCAGGCGAATGATCGGGCTTGGTGGTCACCATCTTGGTGTTTTTGTAGGGTCCTGCATCACGCGAACCTTCTTGCTCGGTAATGATTCCGCCCTTGGCGTACTTCTTAACCTTGCCGCCGTGCTTGTAGCCGCCTTGACCGTAGACCACACCACCGGTGGCATAACCACCTTGGCCTTTGACAACACCGCCGGTCTTTAAGCCCTTATGGGCTTTAGATGCGGGTTTGCCGGCATGCTCTTTGAGCTTCTTGGCAACATCAGCCGTAGCCTTGGCTTCAGCCTTATGCTCTTTCATTGACTCCTCAGCCTCGCCGCCCTCTTTCATCATGGCAGCGGCACGGCCTACGGGGCCTGCAGGCGCTCCACGCATCATGCGACGGCGAGCGGACAGGGGGGGACGCATCGGGGAGGCTGCACCGGCCATACCGCCGCGGGCAGGCATACCTGCTGGCATCGGTGTAGCGGTAGGTGCTAGGGCACCGCCCATTTGCATTTTCTTTTCTACTTTTCCGCCTTTTTTGAGCTTTAACTCAATAGACGGCTCTGTGGTCATCATTTTGACCATCGGCTTAAACTGACCCATTTTCTGGCTCCTTAGATTCGGTTGATTCAGGCATTTCCAAACGAGCGATCAAGGCATCCATGACATCAATAGCGGCCTGTGATGCCACCGCTATTTCATGTGCACGATTTCGCTGATCGATCATTTTTTGGATCTCAGCCTGCAAAAATTCCTTAGTTATCTGCATTAAGGTGTAAAGGTTGCGTAGGCAGGAACATAGTAATCAGTTCCAGCGATACGAACTTTAATTGCCTTTGACACCGTACCGACTGCTGATGCCGTCGGAGCAACCGTTGCTGCAGGACCAGAGGTAATGTTGATCATCGACTGCACTTCACCGGTCTGTGTGCCGCTATCGGTTACACGGATAAATGAAGATTCTGCACCGAGCGTCACATTGGTGCTGTAGTCGGTGTCCAGCTGAAGAACAGCCAGCGTACCGCCCGGGGTGGTTGCAGTGCCGCCCAAAGTTGCGCGGATTGCATTAGCAGCGCCAGAGATCGAACCGCCAGTGTTGACCGACAGTGAGATGTGGGCGCCATTGATCGTGCCGCCGGTTGCTGCATTAGCACCGCTTACGCGACTAAAGGCACGCAGAGTCTCGCCAGAGCCCGTGCTGGTGAAATCCAGACGGTTATAGACGAGTCGGGTATCGCCAGTCGTTGCGGATGTAGTGCCGTAAGAGCTGGTGATGTTTTGAGCCGAAGTTACCGAAATCGGATCGGCAGCAGTGCCGCTGATAAACCCGTTATTGGATTTAACTGGGCCGGAAAAGGTCGTTTGAGCCATATTGTCCTCGTGTAGTAGCACATTGCCTTACTGTCTCTACTAAGTCTGCTAGGCCAGTCAGTAAGGCTAAAAATCCTAGAACATCCCCCCACCGGATTTCTCCGGTGAGGGTTTTACTGCTTAGACTCCAGGTGTGCCGTACATAGCACGGGGGTCTGTAAAGCCAACATCGTAACGCTCGGTTGCCTTGTAACGCATGGTGTCGGTTTCAAAGTCACCTTCCATCGTCTTCTCAAGGCCACGACGCATCATCAGCTTCATGCCTTCCGGAGCGTCGGTCTGCACCCACCATGCGGTGGAGGAAGTCAGACGCGACAGAACTGCGGCACCCTCGTCGAGCAAGCCAATTGACTTGATCGGGTTGATGTCGTTGTCTGCCGTACCAGAACGCAGAACTGACTTCAGCAGAACTTCAGCTTGGAAGACATTGCCCGGGGCCACCACCAGTTGGCGGGGAACCAGACGGATCTTCTTGCCGTTGTTGTCCACTGCCTGGCGGATCTGAATGAGCATCTGCTCAAGCGAGGTCTGCGACAGGTTAGCGGGCGTGGTCAGCAGGTTGCTGAATGTACCGTTTACGATCGGGTGCGAAGCGGAGTTCAGCTGAACGCCGTCGCCACCGGGGTAAGCGGAGTTGAACGCACGGTTGAGCACATTGGCGGACAGGGTCTCCTTGGTCTCGATCAGGGACTGAGCGAGATGGCGGGCATACACCTGACCAATACGGATGTGGTCGCCGTCTTCAACAAGCACTTTGGTCAGTGCGAAGGCCAGGCCATACACACTGTAAACATAGCGCTTGAGGAAGAGCACACCGCCCTGCTGATAGGTAACCGGAGTTCCATCAGGCAGTTGAGGTGCTGCGCCAAATCCATACAGGACCGGCTCTTCGTGGTAGTTACGGGGGATACCTTGTTGCTCGGTGAAAACACGCGACCACTCGTCGGTACGCTGATCATAGACTCCGTCGAAGCATTCATTGAGGATTGGCTCAACTATGCTTCTAAAGTCGGTACTGCGCATCGGGGCTGCCATTTATCTGCCCTCCTTAGATTGCGTTGACAGTACCTGCGTACTGCGACTCGCTGATTTGCACTCGTACAATCGTGTACGCATCTCCCCACGCATTATCTGGGTAGGGGGCTATGTCGATGACACGACACTGTTTGGCGTTACCAGAACCAGCGGCCGAGGTACCAAGGGTAGCCTGCGACAGACCAGTGGTGGTGGAGCCAGCAGTCGTATTCGTGAGATCAAACTCATCACCGATTGCGGTCTGAGACAGGGAACCATCTACCTGGATCTCATAAACAATCTGCGGATCTTGATAAAAATAAGCAATCACGGAACCGACTTGGAATGACTCGTTGGCGGGCCAGTAGTTGCTTACACGACGACGACCAGTGGCATCGGTCCACTCAACGCCGGCAAAGGCGCCAAGGAACGCATCACCGGTGCCGGCGACTTCGATCCATCCAGAGGTGTTCATCTTGACCGGTTGACCTTTGAGAATGTTGTTGGCGTAGCCAGCAGAGACATTTCCAGAGGTCGAAACCGCTTGAATTCCGTTTGCAAGAGCGAACGCACGATCCAGACCAGAGGGGTGGAACGCGGGGCGCAGTCCAAACGGAGCAGAGGTTGCACTCATTTCTTACTCCTTAATGGTTGATAAATCCTCCCCTCACTGGAAAACCGGCGCGGGTAGGGGTTTGTCAATGTCGCCTAGTCCCTCGCCCTCAACCTGTCCAAGTCTACGACCTGAACTGTCTCGTCCGACCTGCTGCTCCGCCTGCACCTTGATCTTGTTTGCTTCCTCTAAAGGTTGATCGTGGTGGAAGTGGGTCATGATTTCCTGATAAACCTCTTCAGGAATCTTGAATAACAACATTTCGTTACATGCGACATAACCAATGTGTTCGCCAGACTTTACGCGATAATTCTCGAACCCTTGGATTTCATCGGCGCTAACCGGAACATATCCAAGGCGCAATCGCTTATCGATACTGTCGTAACTATTAGTGGTTGAAAGCCAACAGACATGCCACCCGGGGATATCGGGGGCCTTTGGCAATGCTTCGGGTGTGAATTCATCCTTCCACATCTTTCGACGCTCTTCAGATGACACGAACATATCCTCCGGTGGCCTACGGCTTGCGTCCTCGCTTGCGCGAGTTTCGCGTGATCCGGAAGAAACAGATTTTTTGAGTCGAGAATCCATGTTTAGCTCCTATTTTGGCGTGCTTCGCGGGCATATCGAGCAATCATCTTGTTACGCTTGGACTTATCGTCCCAAAAACCTGCGTCTTTCATTGCTCGTACTTGTTCTGCGGATAGAGAAAAGGTGTTTTGGCTTGAACCGCCACCGACTTCTCTTTCGCTCCCTGTCACAACGCTCTTAGGACCTCTCTTTCTTGGAGTCTCGTAAGTGGGCTCAGTATAGGCATCGTTTTCTTCTTCCTGCAACTCTGCCTCAAATCTTGCGTCAAGCTCGTTCCAATAAAGCTGGCTAGCAGGGTTCCAACCCTCCTTGGCGAGCTGGGCATCAATCCGCTTGGCAAGAAGACTTCGTTCGTCACTGCCATCAGGTTTATACCAAGGGTTCTTTTTCATCCAACGGTCGGAGTACCTTTGGACGGCCGGGTCGGAGGTTGGCTCGTAGGATTGAGCTTGTTGCTCGGCCTGCCGCTTGAACCCCTCAAGTTTCGCCAGTCGATCATTGGCCGACAAAAGGATCTCTTGGGCGCTTACCGCTGCCGCCCCATCAGCCCGCTCGGTGGCCTCTTTTAGGCGGATTTTGGCAAAGCGAAGTCTTGCTTCCTCGTCCTCAATGGCCTTCCTGATCTTGGCCATTTGGTCTTCTTTGGCGTTTTTCTCAACCATCGCCAGGCGGTTTTGCAGGTCCTGAATCAGACGGTCTTGGGCGATCAGCCTTTGATCCTTCTCTACCTGGACTTGCTTGATGTACTCCTTTTTGGCCTTGCGACGGGCGCGGCGAGCCTCTCGGACGGCGTCTGTGTCATCCGGCTGGTCTGCGTCATCGTCTTCTACGGCCTCGGCCTTAACCGGCTCTTTTTGCTCTTCGCCCTCAACCGCAATCAGGCTATCAGGCACCTCTACCGTGACGGTGCCGTCTTTCTCTTCGGACACCTTGATGTCCTCAATTTCCTTTTTGGTTTCTTCACTCATGGTTTACCCCTATACGAAGGCTTTCATTTCAAGTGGATTGCAAGTGAGCTTGGCAATGACTTCATGGTCGTTAATGACCATAAACAAAGCCGGATCTTCCTCGCCGGGAACTTCAATCTCCCAACGATCTCCACCCCACTTGGGAACGCGCAAAAAGTCGCCCACTTCGCACCATGACCCCTCAGGCCACGGCTCCATCGTGTCTCGCTTTTTGAACGCCAACGGGCCAATTTCCACGACTTTGGCCACCATGTTGTTCCACTTCTCGGTCTCTTTAGTCTCTTGGACCAAGATAATCCCAGCGCTTGTAGCCTTCTTTTTTGCGCGACGCAGTTGAACCAAAATGCGGGCGCCAAGAGGTTTTGCACCGGGGTCTACGCTCGGAAATGCCCAAGCCAACTCAGCGTCGCTAAACGCTACCGGTTCGTTAATCTTCATCGTCTTCCTTTAATAAGCTGTTTAAGATGTCCAGGGACTCTTGAAGTCCTTGGTGTTGTCCGACCAAACGCTGATAAGACTCCCAGCTCGTTGCCGTACCGCCGGCAAGGGACGCGGCTATTTCAGCCTGCCTAGTCTTAATAGCGCTGATCAGGTCTGCAGTTGTGTTCATTTTTTCTCAGCTTGTGCTAGCCCCCCTTTTGGTTCCGATTTGGTATCCGAATTGGTTTTCTGCCCCGTGGGCTTTAGGCTTGTGCCATCAAGAGGCACACCCATAGCCAGGCGGGCGTGGTAATTGACCATCTCAGACTGCTGCTCTTTGTCGTAATCAGACATTTGAAGCTCCTTTGGTTAGTTCAATGGCGGTCTTATCCCGGTCTAACTTCAACCGGGCCGCATCACGGGTTAGCCGTGCCGACTCGATGCGTTCCTTCATATCCATATCGCCCATAGCGATCGCATACTTATATTTCTGCTCTTCCATAGCGAGGTCGTAATCTGCCTGCAGTCTGGCCATCTCGCGCTCAATGTCGGCGGCCATCTCCCGGTCCTTGAGCTGCATCTCGGCCTCATCACGGGCGGCACGGCGCTGAGTCTCGGCCATTGAGGTATCCAAGAGCACCTTGGTCTCCGCGGTCATCTGCGGTTGGGGCTTGAACTGCTGGTTGACTTGGATCATCTGCTGGATGACCGGCAGAATGCCCTGCAAGGTCTGCTCCGTATCCATTTGGATATGTTGCGCTGCCATAGCGTAGAGCTTATCGATGTCCTTGGGATTGGCGACCATCGCGTAGTTTTCATGCGGCTGACCACCCAAGGCTTTGTTTACATAACCCTTGGCTCGGTTTAAGTACCAAAGGACGATGTGCTGCTTTACATGCTCCATCGCCTTTGCGATGAACTGAGGCGCAATCAGTGGGTTAGCCCCGAATACCGGATCTCGGGCAAAGTCTAGGTGGCTCTGAATATGAGCTAGGTGATCTTGTTCGGGATAGGCATAAGCCATCTGCCCGATCGACATAGCCACATTCTCATTGGCCGGGTCCATCTTCTCCGGCGGCGGCACATCGGTCATGAGTTCGTTGACCCCAGGCACCTTGATCTGCTTTAGAAACCGAGAAATAACCGCCCGGCGGTTAAAAAGGTCTGGATTCTGCTGCATGATGGCCATAACCGCTTGGGTCTGAGCCATCCGCTGGGTTTCCGAGAAGATATGAGGGTCAGAGACCGGAATGACATCGGTATTGCGCTCAAAATCCTCCCGGCTGATCTCCAAGGCGGCCACAACATCGCCTTTTTTCATGTCGTCCATGTACCAGCGGTTGATCCGTCCCAAGATCATCAGGACGCGCCGCTGGCTCTCATGCAGACGGGCATGGATTGAGGAAAATACTGCCGCTCCCTGCTCAATTAAGGCTTGAGTCGTGCCAACCGGGGTGTTTTGACCCACATCGGCAATCTTTTCCTCGGCCGTTGTCACCACGCCCTTGGCGGCATTGGTTAGCCACCCCAAAAGCTCCATCAAGACAGGGCTTGGCGGGTTAAACGGCATCGGCATGGCTAGTTTCCGGACATCATCCACCCCCGGAGCTGCTTCAATCTCCGAGACCTGGGTGATTTCCACCTGTTGGCTCTGCCCAGACACCTTCGCGCCCTTCAGCTTCAAGAGAGTAGCGGCGTTGTTGATGTGGGCAGAATCTAGTAGGGCCCGCAGGGAGCCCGTAAGAGCCGCTGCCAAGCCTCCAATGAGGTGTGGGAGGCCAACTGCGTAAGCGCCTCGCCACGGGATGAATTTGAACTCCACAATCCAGTCCAGCTTGGTCATGGATTCGTCGCCTTCTTCCCAATTTCGGTAAAGACCGACGACTTCGTTCTCCAATTCATCGACCATCAGGATGTAAGGAGCCATCTCACCCTTGGTGTACTTGTCTTCCTCAATCTCTAGGAAGGCGTAGATGTGATAAACCCGCCGGACACCGTCTTCATTCTCGTCCGGCTCCTTACCCTCAACCTTGTAGTTGGCCTTTTCAGGGGCGGTTTCCTCAGGATAGGCCGTTGCCCGGATCAGGCTGATGTCTTTGTAGAGCCCTGCATTGATCCGGCGCTTGAATTCGTACTGCGTAATGTCTTGGATCTCGGTGACCCGCTGGGCGGTATAGAAATTGCCTGCGGCAAAGGGAAGAAGTACATTATCGATAGGCAGGAACTCTGCACAGGGGCGTTTTTTTCTGTCGTCGTACCAAAGTTTGATGTATTGAGAGCCTCCGAGGGGCAGCTGAGTCAGCATTTGCTCCTCTTCATCCCTGAATTCCTCAATCTGCTCGGTCAACTGCCAGTTCATCCAATCCCGTTTGCGCTCCGCAATGGTGACTTTTTCGTCATCCACATCACCGAGGATCTTGATCCGGGTAGGACCATCGGGCGGGAACATCTCCCGGATGGCTCGGGCGGCAAAATCCACGCAAGCCTCAGCCATAACGGGGTGAACCACCTTGGATGCGCCAGTAAACTGCGCTCCACCAGGGGCGTCATTGCCTAAACCTGTCCTGCGGATGCCCTCTTCGTACTGCTCATCGCGCTTTTTGCGGCTTTCCTTGTCCTTTTTGATCAGGTCTTGGTACTTCAGGGCCAGTTTCTGCAGGTCGAATGAGTCGATGTCGTCAGTATCGGCAAGGTTTCCGTAGAAATCCTCGTTATCCATCGGCCCTTTGGTTGGCATTTTGACCACAGCAGAGCCATCAGGAAGCTCTTCAATCTCAGCCTCCACCAGTTCCGGCATTTCTACCTGCACATCCCCCTCAGGAGTCTCTGTCATGCCCGTGGCAGGGTCAGGAATCCCCGGAACGAAGCGATTAAATTCAGGGTCAATCGGAAATTCTTCTGCCATTTTCTCTATTCCTTACTTTTTTTGTGCGGCAATTAGCTTTTGAACCAAACCACCGCGGGCCATTTTTCTCATGTGCCATTCTCTGAGTTTGTTGTCCTTAGTGACCACGCCGCCTTCTTTAAACGACTGACCGATCTTTACATCGGACTTTAGGTCTGCGGGCAAGTCCATGAACCACATTGAGGTCTTGGGTGCTTTCTTATTCGCTTCTTTTAGAGCCTTCTCAAAGTCATACTCATAGGCAATATATTCGTCTGTTTCGGGGTCTCTGACACCGTAAGCAATTACTCCTTTGCCATGTCTATCGTATTCACCAGTATGCAAAAGTTCTACATCGCCTGAAGTAAACTCTTTGATTATGTGTTCCCGCTTCTCAATATTGGCGTTATATTTCTTGCCGATCCGGTTGATTGAGTCTGGGTAAGTGCGGCCATAGTACTGGCGCATCCCCTCACCACCGATCATCAGGTCATCTCCCGATAGGGTTCCATCAGCATCTTTGGTGCTCAGAATCTTCTTGGCCACGCTCTTGCCGACATATAACTCAAGGTCTTCGGGCTTCACGGTCTTATCTAAAATTACTGACTGATCCTTTTCAGCTAACAATTTGATAGAACCGTCCTTATTCTTTTCAAAGGTCAGGCCATCAACATAGGTTCCAAGACTTCCACGGCGGATCTGTTCCTCGGGTCCGACCAAGGCGATTTGGTCATAGTCGTTGTCTGCGGCGTACTTCATAAGCCGGCGGATAGCTAATTGATACCAATCTTTCTTAAACGGGGCATCAGGAACACCACCACCAATCAGCCTTTGAGTTTTTCTCCAATCTTCAAACTCATCATAAAGTTTCTCTTGCCCTTCAGGAGTTGCATCCGTAAATCGTTTATCAAAATCATTTATGTAATTTATTTGATCTTGAGTCATCCGATCCTTGTAAAGCATCAGCAATGAGTCAGGATCATCAGCGGGCATTTCATCGCCTTGGCCATAACCCAACTTTCGGCCTTGTTGATGCCAATCCGATTGAATTTCCTCAATGACCAAAGTCTTCTTGCCGCCCAAAGTCATATCTTGTATACGCATATGAGCAAGAATATTCTTCTCCGGAAAATGAGAAGATCTGAAAGTCAAATCTATTGAGCCCTCTGGAGACTGACTTTTATTCCAAAGGTCGGTTAATTTTTGTTTTTCTGATGGATCTATAAGATCTCTATCAAACCCTTCACCATATTTGGTATTGAGTACTCGAACATATTGATCGTATTGGTTGACCGGCTGATTTGGTAAGGTTAGTACAATCTCTTTATAATTTTTCCCACCTGGAAGCATCAAACTTTCCCGCTCATGCTTTGGCTCTTTAAATGTTTGAAGCTTCAATTTCGTTGCTTCATACCAATCCAAATCCTCCTGCGGGATGTCGTACCAGCCTTTTGATATGGCTCGCTCAAGCTCTCTTAGCTTTTGCCTTTCTTCACGAGATAGGATCGTGCCCCGGACTGTTTCTTCAATCTCAATCTTGTGGCCATCAAGGTAGTTCTGTACCTCCTCTTTGGTCACCTTATCTTTGGTCTTTAGCCAATCAATGATGCCGGTTCCCTCAAGCTCACCTGAGCTGGGGTTGGCCTTCATGATGTCGTTGATAAAGTCTTGGCCAGATCCCTCTGTCCGGGTTGTGTTGGCTAGACCCTTCTCTACCGATGAATAAAAGCCCAGCTCATTAGCGGGAACCTTTACCTTCTCCTCTTTCGGGGCGGGCTCTTTCGCTTGGCGGGCGATGTTGGCTTGGGCGTACTTTTCCTTCTGAGTCTTGGAATACTCAGCCTTTTGTCTCTGCTCCGGGGTCAGGTCCTCGCCGGCCTCAAGTTTGGCAATCAGCTGGTTGACTGAGAGTTTCTCAGGCTTGCCACCAAGATCTATTGCCCCGACAGGTGGGGTGGCCAAGGTCTGCGGTATTGCCTGCACCGCATCCTTAACCGCCTCTGCCCCACGCTTAACCGCGCTGACCGAGATCGGAATTCCAGCAAACTCACCCAAAGTTTCAAACTGCCCCATCGCAGGGGGAACGCCAAAGCGCTCTAGGTATGGATCAATCTTTGTCTTAATGTTCTCGGTTGTTGGGAGATAGGTCTCGGCTTCCATGCCACGCAAGAAAGCATCTAATCTGTCCTCACCAGCTTGTGGACTGATGGCTTGGCCGATGCCACGACCAATCATCTCAATGTCCCCTGGCGTTCCAACCGTAGCCTGGGCTGCTCCTTTGGCAGCTGACCCTAATGCTCCTAATCCGCTTTTTACCGCATACGCTGGGGTCTCAAAGATTTCCCCGACTTGCGGACGCTTACGCCGAACTCCGCGACCCACCAAGATTTCATCAGAGGCACGAACAGAGTCGGGTGCTTGGCCGGTCTCAAAGAACCCCTCAAACTCAGGGTTGCCGCCGTCCCGCATATGGACAGCGCCGCCTTCTTTAAATCCTTGTTCTAACTCAGTAATTATTGGCGGGATACCTTCTGGACTTTCTACGAATCCGCCCTCCGCCTTGCCCTCTTTTAACCGTTGCTCGAGCTGGTAACGACTTTCCATCAGCCGATTGAGCCACTCATCATCTGCATATTGAATTGGATGCGACAGGGAAAACGAACGATAGTCTCCGGACTCTGGCTTTCCATGTAAGCGTCGAGCGTCAAAGTAGGATTGCCAAACATCTTTGTAATCCGCTGGCAGGTCTAAACGGCCAGCCACTTGCCCTGCCATTGCAACCGGATAGTCGGACGGAATTAACGGGTTCTCAATAATGCGCCCCGTGGTGTCAATCTTCGCAATTCGATAGCCTGCCTCATTGGTCGGGACATCCAATAACTCAGGCTCAATGATTGACTTGCGGGTGGCCGCCACATCCGGAAAACCCATTGACTGAAAGTTTTCCTTACCCATGACCTCAAATAATTTAGTCCGGACGATACCGTTGCTTTTGTCCAAGATCATGGCCTGAGCCTCTGGACTCATAATGCCTGGCCAATCCGGTATTGGTGGAGATGTTTTTGATCCCTCTTTCATCGCCCGATCAAATTCTTTTATTGCTTTTTTACTGATTTCGCTAAATGGCAACTGCTGCAGTAACGCATTGGCGCCCATGATGTTGAAGTCGGTATTGATTGCCGATCCTGCGGTATAGACGCCGTAAACGGGTCTTCCCCCTTCACCCGCTTGAGCAGCCTGCCTACCGAGGGCGGTAATACGGTTTGATGCAGATTCCCAAGCTGCTGACTCTTCAGGGGCATTGGGGTTGTAATTAGCATCCATGTAGCGGGGGCCGCCGGTTAGTCTTACCGGAATTTCTAACTCATTTTCGCCAATATGGGTCAGATAACGCCCTGCGGCAGCACGATCACCAACTAACGGGAATAGGGCGGCCTCTTCTTTGACCAACTGCTCCGGGGTAATGATGCCGATCTTCGGTGGATTAAACATCGGATCGGGGACAGTCGTTGCATACATCCCACTTACGGGTCGGGATAACTTTAGGCTACCGCCGACGGGGTGATACAAGCCAAACTCTGTGGCCGCCTTCTTTGAGCGTGGCGGCAGCTTCGCTAGCCCCTCTTGGATCTCGGCCTCTGTTGCCTCACGGGCTGGCGCCTGCTCCTTGAAAGCATTCTGCCCCGCCGATCGGATTGAGCTCAGTGCGCCCTGGCTGATCGGCTCTGCCTCTCTTGGCTTAGAAGACCTCTTGACGGCCCTGCTCAGTGCGCCGACGCCCTCTTTTACACCCTGCATCCTACCCATTGCGTTCCTCCATCAACGGGATTGTCATGCCTTGTTGGATTACCCGCCACTCAGACTGCATACGGATTCTCCCGCTTTCTGAGTCCGGCATCGATGGCATCTTCCTCATCGTAGTAATCCTCCCGAGGGGGATCGATCTCAAGCCAGCCCGAGTCTCTAAGGAACCGCAGCGCTTGGGTGCAGGCATCCACAAAGTCATCATGCGTAGACTCCGGGAATGAGCAGATTTGGGAGACAAAGGGCTCCGCCCAATCCCGGACATAGCCCTTTCGGACTGAGCTCTCCGGTATCCAAACCCGCCCCCTGGCGATGATGTTGGACACGATGTTTAGCCGCTGGACCTTATCGGCATTCCCCGGGTTGTAGGCTCGGACAGGCAGGTGAGCCCGCTGCAGGTCTTGGATCAGGCTGATCCCTGAGCTCTTGTCTTCCACTAGGATTAGGTCCACCCGCTTTCGCTCCTTGCCCTCCCCGTAGACGGTTTCATACTCCTCAATGACCTTGGGGCGGAGATCCGGGTACTGAAGCCTGTCCTGCCAGCAGTCGATGACCATGACCGCCATAGCGCCGTCCAAGGGCTTGAAGACCCCCCAAGTAATGCACGCCGTGGGATCGTTGATCGTCTTCTCGGTATAGGCGCAGTCGTAGGACTGGATGATGTACTCAAACTTCGGGAAGGCTTTCTCCGCCGGCCAGAGCTTGAACATCTCCCGCTTTACGATCCCTGACTCCTCGGGGTCAATGATCTCGGCGTAGATCTCCTGCCTGCCGATCTTGGTGCCTTCGTACTGCAGGATCTGCTTTTGGAAGTTAGTCGAGAGGTTGACTAGGTTGTCGTAGGTTGAGGCTGTCCGGACAATTACATCATCCCCGTCCCGGCCGACTAGATCGATGATCAGGTCCTTCGGCCGCGGGGTAGTCGTGCAGATGATCTTGGTCTTTTTGCCCAGGCGGACGGAGAACATGATCTGATCCCACGCCTCATCGAGGTAGTCCCAGGCGGCCAGCTCATCGCACCACGCCCCGTGAAACTGCGGCCCCCGGAAGCGCTCAGGCTCAGACGCTGGGATGCCCTTGATCAGGCTGCCATTGGTCAATTTAAGCTCGTGGAATGCGCGGTTGTAATCTGCCACAAGTGCACTGGGTATAACTGATAGGAGGCCCGAGTCTCCTTCAAAGCAAGTGGCACGAACATCTGAGGAAGTTGGGGCTCCAACGAGCCATCTGGTCCCCGGCTCAGTCCAAGCCCACCAACCGACCTGCTCTGCAGCCGTTCGAGTCTTGCCCGCACCCCGGCCGGCCAACATAAGCCAGATAGACCACCAGTCCCCAGTTGGGACAACCTGATAGATGTGAGCCTTAGCGATCCAGTTAGCCCGCCATGCCCAGGCGATCTGATCCTCAGGCTTAAGCTGGTCGAACTTGGCCTGAGTCTTTGGATCTTTAAGGATCTCAAGAATCTCTTCCAAGCACTTACCACTTACCCTTTGACATCTTTTTCACCGCCCCGCCCTTTTTATAGGCCCGCGGGCTTGAGGCAGACAGCGTTGTCCGTGCAGATGAAAGGGGGTCCAAAGCCGCCATCGGAAGAAAATACTCCGGCTGTCTCGGTTCTCCGCCACGGATGCGCGGAACATAGGCTCCAATCCTCTTTTCATTCGGCATCCCAACTTCCGGAGACCTAACCTCCATCGGGCGGAATCCCTCAATGCCCGCAATCACTTTTTCCTCATCGGTCACCCTTGGGGCCGGAGTCGGGCTGATTGCCGCTGCATCAGCTGCAGACGCCTGCCGATACCGATTTCCTATTTCTTCTAAATTTCCACCTGTAGCTCTCGCCATCTGGCTTACCGAGACCCCGTATTGGTCCATCGCCTTAGCGATGTCTCTGTCAGAAAGCCCTGGGTTTGAGCTCAAATATGCTCGAATCTGATCATCACTAACTGATTCCGGTGCCAGTTCTGGTGGTGGTAGTCTTGGTGTAGACATGATTTACCTTTCTTGGTTTACCTGCTTTTTGGCCTCCATAGCCGTCAGCAAGTTGTTAAACAATCCTTTGGCTTCGATCGATGCTTCAATTTTGAGCGGGTTATCTTTATCTCCAGCCAGCTCTACCCGATCGCCATATTTCCTCGGCTTTAGCTTGGCAGCCACCCACTTCCTGGCGTCCACCCGCAGGCGCATCCATTGGATATAGGCCGAGTCAAATGAGGTGCCACCGTCCTTATCCACCTTCTGCAGGGGCATATCATCAGCAATAGCTTGGATCTCATCGGCCAAAGTATCTGCCTGATCTTCCCTCGCTTTTGTGTACATCTCCGAAAACTCAGAAAAGCGGGACAGCCAAAGATATACCGTGCTCTGTACCGGCATACCTTCATCCATACATATCTGCCTTAATGGTTCTCCATTGGAGATACGGACACAAATATCTGCGGCTAACTTAGGATCGTATTTTGTTGGGCGGCCAATGGGGAATTTTTGCGGCGGCTCTTGATCCGAAACCGACTTGGATTCCGATTCGGTTTCAGTTTGTTTCTTTCGAGTTTCAGGCATGACCCTTAGTCCAATCGAATTGGTTAATTGAGCGAGTTTAAGGGCTATCCCCTTTTTCTGCCACCGCCTCCCACCTAAACTTCATCTGACCATAGATCGGTTGCCATTCCCTGCTCATTCCATCACGCCTCGATTTCTCTGCCCATCGGTCATGGGGTTTGACCTCACCGACTATTTTCCATCCGGCGCCGCGGAGACTGGAGCCGCTCTCGGTCTGCAGGGTGTAAGTCACCATTCGGCGGCCACCCATCATCTGCCAAACCCGCCAACACCGGCCATACAAAAAAGAGCAGGTGTTTTTTGGGGCGTCATCCAAGACGCAGACCCGGGTAACTTCCACGGTATATCCGTCCATCAGGGTGGCCGATACCGGGTTTCCAACAATCGCCACCCCTACCAACCGATCTCCATCCGAGGCTCCGATCGAAAACTTTGCTCCCTGCACGGGCTTATTGTGCCGGTGGAAGCTCTCCACAAATCGGTTAGCCTCTGTCGTGCTTATCGGGACTACGATCAGACTCAACTATTTTCCTTGCCATCTATGACTTGGCGGGGCAGGTTGTGTACGAACAACCGAACCCCACATTGCCGGAATTCTTTAGTTCCCTGCCCCATACGACTGGGCACTACCCCGGTGGGGACCGGACGACTGTTGGTAGCACCCATGCGTATTGGTCCCCGAATTTAACGGCTCCGGGGTGCCGACTACATTTCATTAAACCAATTCGGTTTCAGTTCGGTTTCAATTTGCTCTTACTTGAAGAGCTTTTCCATAGTTAGCATTTTCCTCTCTTTACACCGGGTTGTCATTGCGGTTTTCCTCTATGGTGATCGTGTAGGCCGTCCCGTGCTTATCCACTACGCTTAGAGTCTTCTTGGTCGATCGGTAGGACCCGTCCGGGTTTAGGTCAAATTGGACCTTACCCACGGTATCGATAAAGCCCTCCACATCATTCTTCTTTAGGTTCTTTTGAATAATGTGAGACAGATAGTCGCAATAAGCAAGAATCATTTCTTATCCCTCAGTTCAAAGATTTCAAAAGCCCGGACAAATAGATCGGGCCAAGTGGCCTGAATCTTTTCCCGGTTGGTCGGATCAGCCCTAAACCAAGTCAGGGCCAAGGACTCAGCGAAACCGCCTAAGTGGCCATTGGCCATGATATTGGCCGCTTGGTGGTATTCCACCGGACGGTGCATTTTGATGATATTGCTCATCTGTTTTTTTCCCATCCATAAAAGACCCCCTCAGGGGCGGTTTCGTTAAGCCTCTCGGCCTCATCTTGCGCCTCAAACTTCTCCTCAAACCAAGCCACCTGCTTGGCTGAGGTGAAGCCCACAAACTCAATTACATTCCAACCTAAGGCTACTTGTACCCATGCCATGATCAACCCTCCAAATTAAAAAATACCGATGGAACAGTCTTCCCATCTTTCAATTTGAGCCAATGCTCCCCGTTATGAAAGTAAATCTTTAAAAACTCCATCTTTTCCCCCACCGCAATCTCTTGCTTAGTTGGGGAGAGGATTGATGGAACTTTAGATCTGCAAGTTGCAATTTTGAATGCCATGATTACGCTCCCAAATTTTGAATGTGTTGATCAATGATTTTTGTGCTTTGGGCAAGGCCCTTTTCGTTGGACTCATCCTTATAAAGATCCCAAGTCCATGCCTTTTTAGGAGATGCCATAAAGGTCAGAACCGCACCATCATCAGTCTGATAGGTGTATTTGGTTTCGGTTTTTGGAATCTGTTTGCCCCGAAACTTGATTGTCATCTGAACCGATTGAGTGTTGATCAGTTTCATCATCATCTCCTTATCGTGCGGTGGTTTTGACAGAAATAACGGGCGTGGTCTTGGTGTACTTGGCAACCACTTCTTCTGTGATCTGAAGATCGGCAAAGAGTTTTTTGTAGTTCACAACTTTACGATCTGCCTCAACGACTAAAGCCCGAAACAGATTGCCGATGAACTCATGTTGACCCTCAGGGAGAATCGCAATGTCTTTGAGATTGTCTTTGATTGATTCTGCTTCTTTGGACAAACGATCGATCTCAGCCAAGAGAAGACCTAAGCGATCAATGTCAGAGGTGATGATGTCAGTAGTGTTCATTTCTTTCCTATCCTTTCCTAAACGATCACGATGACCGTAGAGAAACTATAAGTCCAAATTTAAGAAATGTCAAAATATTTTAATATCCCCTACTTTTTACTCAGGTATTACCTTTAGCCTCCCGGACTCAAACAACCACCCCACCGTTTTGCGGTGCGCCATTTCCCATAGGTCCTGCCGGTCCTCCTTGCTCATCTTAGAGCCTTGATCCAGCTCCATATGGCAGGAGTAGCACAGGGCGGCTATCCGGTAGTCGTGGGCCTTTATGGCCGTTCCCTTGCCGTCCCGCTGCTGGTTGGAGTGGGCAGCCACCACCGTCCCGTCTTGGGCCCCGCAGAGCTGGCAGGGAGACTCCCGGACGATCTCTAAAAGGGTCTTATTTCTGTAGTTCACAGACCATCCTTATCCGCTCCCCGATCCAAGCCATGACCGGAACCGCCATAGAGTTGCCTAAAGCCTTGTATCGAGGGCCATCCGGGCATTGGGAGGCATCCTTGCCCCGCCACGGGATCAGGGTGTGGTCATCGGAAAAGCCTTGAAGCCGCTCACATTCCCGCGGGGTGAGGCGGCGCACAGCCATCGACTGCATAACATGATTGTGCGGAATGCTGTCTTTCCCGCCGCTTGCGCCGTGATGTTTGGCAAAACAAGCGGTCAATGGATCGGCAGTTTCCTGAAAGACAACCGGCTGCATCACCGCAGTCCCGCCCTGATTGGCAGTCGGATTTAACCCTGAAGTGGCGTCCAAGGTTTTGCTTGTGTCCTCATTCATCCGGACATAAAACCCGCCCTCCGGCCTGTCAGATCGCTTGTTACCACCATAAATGTTCAAGGGTTGAGCTACAGCGTGATGGTTTGTTTTGGTAAGGGTAAACATCGCCTCTCCCTCCTCCCCCAATCCACAACCTGTTGAAGCGTCTGCCTCCGGGCTTCGGAAGATGTTCATGGAATCTAACGGAATCGGTTGAACTACGGCATGGGTAGTGCGCGTATCGCCTTGATCGAATAGGTTGACGGTATTGGCAATCCCATCATCTACCCATGTCTCATCATCGTCTTGGGTATGAGCTCGCTTAGATTTCCGGTAAGCCATCGGAATATAGGTCTCATGCTCTGTAGCCGCATTACCGGGGCGGGATACCCCGGCAGTCGATGACAACAAGGTGGACATGACCTCAGGCAGACCGACCGGTTGGGCTACGAATAATCCTCCCTCATTTCCTGAGGGTCCTCCTGATCCTTTTGCCCATTTGCTTGTGACGGTATCGGCACACTCTGCGTTTGAGCCACCGTACTGAGGGCCTGGTGGAGAGCCGGGGGTAACTCCTTGCCCCTTTTCTCTGCTCGGCGGAGGATTCCCTGACATGCTTGCGAGCTCAAAAAGAACCGCTGCGGCAGCTCGCCAGTTTCCAAGACATCCGACAACGAACACACGGCGGCGTCTTTGGGCCACTCCGAAGTACTGAGCGTCAAGAACTCTGTAGGCGAACCCATACCCGAGTTCTCCCAACATTCCGAGGAAGGTACCAAAGTCCCGTCCTCCGTTTGACGACAAGACCCCAGGGACATTCTCCCAAACCAACCAACGGGGAGCGAAGTGGCGAGCAATGGCACCAAAGGTGAGCATGAGGTTGCCACGCGGATCGTCCAATCCTTTTCTGAGTCCGGCGACTGAGAAGGACTGACAGGGGGTTCCTCCGACAAGAAGGTCAATTGATCCAAGATTCCACTCCTTAAATTTAGTCATATCGCCCAGGTTCGGCACATTCGGGTAGTGATGCTTAAGCACGGCTGATGGGAATGGCTCAATTTCAGAGAACGCCACCGGCTCCCATCCCATGTGGTGCCAAGCCGAGGTGGCTGCCTCAATACCTGAGCACACGGACAAATATTTCATCGGCTTGCTTCCTTGTGCCAATATTTTCGATTCTGCTCCCCAATCCACAGCCCTACGCAGGCCAGCTCAAGCTCCTCAGAGGGCGGGTTAGTCTTTAACGCAGTCTTAACCCCTTCCTGGTATCCGAGCTGGTACTGGTCATTTAAGCGACTCTCAATTAACACCCCGAGGATGGCGACAAGCAAAGCGATCAATACATATTTCATAAGATGTCTCGCAGTCTGTAGTAGGTCGTCCCATCGGCCTCTCGAATTGAGTCAATTTTGTAACCCTCAGCCCTCAGGCGATGAATCGCTGAGGACAACCGATCAATCCTCATCTTTTCCGCTTGAGCAGTTGTGATCTTGCCGGTCTTGATTAAGCGGTATAGCACCCGCTGCTTTTGGCTTCTCTTGGTCATACCGGATTCCTTGAGCCCCTGTTTTGGCATGGCCAAACCTTAGCAAGAGATTCTCTGACCAAGGCTTCAGCGTTTCGGTGTCGTTGCCCCGGGTTATTAGTTAGGTGCTGAAGGGCGATGTCTTTTACTTGGCCGGCCGTTATGGTGCTTTCCACCCGCGGGCAGATCGTCACATGAACATTGACATCGTAGATTCCAACGACATACCCAAGGGCATACATCCTGTCTCCGAGATCTCCGGTGAGTTTCATAAAGAGATCGTTTCCGGTTAGGAACTCAGCCCGGGCCATAGCTGGAATGAACATCAAGGCAATCAGTAGCTTTTTCATTGTTTAAGCTCCCGCTTCATTGAGCTCTCGATAACCGTTGCGTGCATCTTCATTGAGCTTGCGATGTTGGCAATCGCCTGATAATTAGGCTTATAGGTTTGCCTTGCCTCTTTATTTAATTGCGTCATCAGGCTATTCAACGCAACTACATGCCCACCAAGATCTGCGCCGTCTTCTACTTTTTTCATGATTGCTCCTATCGAACCCTAACCTGACACGAATACGCCTGGGTGTTATCTCTGAACGACCCCATGATCCTGCAATCGTCTGTAGTTTCCTTTTGTTGCCATTGCATCCCGAATATGAAAGCGATGATGCAAATGACAATCCAACCAAATGATTCTTTCCACCGAGTCACAATCCATTCCCAAATCTTTTTTAAATCTAAAAGGTCTTTCATAGCTCCTCCTAAAAAAGTGTCGGTTGTTCCCACTTCGGCCCCTCTTCCTTTGGGGGACGAATCTTTCGGATCTTTTCGATCATCACATGCGCTCTTCTTGGATATGGCCATTTATCATTTTTCGGAATGCTGATTAAAAATCTTTCACCATCATCAAATACATCGAGGACTTGTCCTTTTTCGCCTGTCTCGCAAACCAAAACCCAGTCACCCACGCTGATGACTGGTTGGGTCATAGCGTCACCTTTCCCTCTAACCGCAGGTTTGCTTGCTCTGATCTCCAAATATCAACCCGAGTTTGAGCAGAAATAAGTTCCCAACGAAGTTTTTCTTCAATCTCGATTGCACTTCTTAAGCCTTCAAGGATCGCCCTGTATTCCTCATGGGCGTATGCCTCGCGCTCCTGAGCCCCGATCGTTTCCTCAAGACTGCGCTTCATCAGCAAAGCCTTCTTAGACTTGCGGAACTCCTCAAGATAAATCCGTTCCGCTTTTGCCTTTGCAAAGTTACCTGCGTTATCAAAGATGTAATCGACCGCCTTATGTGGATCTCTGTCCTGACTCATTCGCCTTCTCCTCTGACTGTTATCGTGACTTTCATAACCTCGCCTCTTCCTTTCCAAAACGGATTTCCGTCCAACCATTCCTGAGCGAACTTACGGGTGCGAAAGGTCATAGTCCTCTCAGCCTCCCAATACTTCATGTCCAAGGGGTGCTGCACAAACTTTCCGTGCTTTAGCTTGATTGCCCAACAAGTCGTCTTTTTCAATTCAATTCCTCAATCTTGATTTTCAACATGCCAGCTATGTCTGGCGCCCAATAAATTCTCAGATCCACAATTAGTGAGTCATCAATGTAAAGCCCCGCATGGCCCATTGAGTCCAAGACAGCTTTCAATAAGTTATCGAGATCCCGCCTACGGTTATCCGGACGCCAGGCTTCGATGACCACCTTTAACTTTCCGACCGTTGACTTCCCGCGGGTCTGCAAGAAAACCTGCTCTCCCACAGCTTTCCGATACTTGCGGCCGGCTTCGCTGATTACCACCATGCCGCGGTATGACCTCCAATAGTGATTAACCGATGGTGGCCAAGGCAGCGTCAACTCAATCATTTCCAACCCTCGCCTTTATTACCTTTTTGCCATTGGGATATGACATCGGATTCCAAAATAGAGCCGGGATGTTTTTCGTTCCAACCCTGAAGCCACTTGTGTGCTTTGTCTCGGTCTTCGATACGCATCCGAATGACCCAGCGGACGAGGTGTCGGTGTCTGCTTTCATCGTCACCTTGGCCTTCTTTCCAATTTTTGAGCTTTTCATCCAAGCCGCCTTCAGAAATTGCCTTTTTCATCAAAACTCATCGCTATCGCATCATGACTTTCAACAAACTGCTGGGAGTCTCGATGAAACCAAAGGGAATACCAATCCTCAGTTTCGCCGTTTCTCTGTTTTTCGCACATCAACATGGCGTCTGCAGTCATCGGATCTACCGCAGCTCCAGCTGACATCTGATGCTCTTTCTTTTTGTTTCTCCAAACCAAGAACACATTGTCCACTTGGTCTGCGATCGCTCCCGTCCCCTTGACATCGTGTTTGTTTGGCGTTGACTCTTCGTTGGCCAGCTTTCGGATGTGGTGGATTAGGTGGATATGGATGTTGTGGTCTCGGGCCAATGCACAAAGCTCATCGATAAACCATTTCTGCCCGTTATAGTCGTCTTCCCCCTGAACGCACTTCATCAGGGAGTCGATAAACATATGGGTTACACCAAGCTCCTTGGCGCAATACCTCGATACGGCAATGACTTGGGCAGCTGAGGTCGTACCCTGTTGGTCGTAAAACCAAAGCCGATTTTGGGAAAAAGACTTCAACCGCCAGACCAAGCCCTGGATGTACTTCTCTTTTTCCATAAACCTGGGCTTATGGATGTTCTCGCCTGAGAATTGCCTGAGCATCCGCTCAAGGCTCCGCTTGGGTTTCATCTCAAAGGAGGCGATACAGATCTTTTGCCCCTGACGGATCAGGCTTAGAGCAATCTGTCCGGTGATCAAAGATTTACCACCACCGTTAGACCCGGCATAAAGCGTCACCTCCCCCGGCCGGTAGGAAAAGTCTTGGTGTGTCTTAGTCCACGGCAAAAGGATCGGGCTTTCTTTTACCCCTGAAATGGTGTCCTGCACAATTTCATCGAGGTAGACCGCCGCCTCCCGAACCTTTACCGACGCCTCGGTCTCCTTCAGGTAGGCATTGAAGTCAATGTCATCAGCCTTTAGTAGGTGCATAGTCCTCCCCCTTATCCCAAATCAACTCACCCTTATGGAAGGTGAAGACATCCTTCGCCCCAGCTTTGAGGCAGGCAACATGCACATCCAAGATCCGGGCAGTCGATTCATTCCCATCGACATGGACTTGGAGGTTTTTCATAAACCGCAGGTCCAAGAACTTCGGGTTGTCCTTGGCCTCAATCACCACTTCGGGGTGGTCATAGAGGTCTGAAAATTCTTCCCAATGCGAGGCCCAAAAATCCCTGCCCATACCTACCCATACCCACACCGCTTTGGGAGCCTTACGGGCCATTCTGATGCGAATTAGAGGCATATGGCCGATCACTTGACTCTCCTGACAACCTGCGGAGTCTCGTCTTGCCACCTTTTTTGGTTGATGTAGGTCAGGGGGGCAGGCTCAAATCCGGTCTGCCATTGCTCTGTCCCTTTCATGCTGGTGACATGGCCGATGATCCGATCGGCAACCTCATCCAATCCCTGCTTGACCCACTTCTTTTCGCAGGCGGCTTTCCCAACCTTGCGTTTGGATGTTGGCCATGCAGACCAAAAATCCTCGAACCGAGTCGGCTCTGCCGACGATGTGGTTTTTATGTTTTTTCTGATATCTGACTTCTGATTAGGGATATGGTTCGGTTTCGATTCGGTTTTCAATTCGGTTTTCTTCGGCCTCCCGCCTTTGGCCGCCGACTGCCTATTCATGCTCACCTGATGTTGATATTTCATGATTTCCTTATCGCATCGGGCGTTCCGATAGCCCTCCGGGGTCTTATCGAAGAACTCATTGAGTACCAAAACCACTATGTCCTCATCAAGCCTGATCTTGCGGGAAACCAATTTGGTATCAAGTGGGATGGGACCCTCCGACATGTAGTACATATCAATCAATCGGCGGTATGCCAAGTCCTCGGCATCAGCCAAATGGTGGGTGTCCCGGATATAGTCGCCAAGGAAAAATTTGTACCAAATCATGCGACTTCTCCAAAGAGATCCGGCCGCAAGTCCATGCGGGTAACGGCCCCTTCCGTGAGCTTTTCAATCTTCAAAGCCAGTTCCGGCGAGCAGACCTGACGGCCTGAAATCAGCTGGCTTAACCATACCTGGGTGATCCCAAGATCCTGAGCCAAAGCCACTCTGGCGCCCCTTTTCTTATCGGCAAAGTATTCCTGCAGGGTCATGATGTCCTCCTCATAAATATAAGATCATAATTATTTAATTTGAAATTGCAAGTATCTTGTAAGTTGAACTTATATTTGCTATGGTTAGGGTGTTGTACCAACAGGAAAGGAAGGAAAGCATGGAAGAAGCATGGGTTCATGAGTTGATGCTGGAGAGGATGCAAAGGTGCGAGGAGGCCATTGCCCGGGCAAAAGCCGGGGTGGCTACTGAGGAAGATTGGGAAGTTATTCGCTACGAATGTGGCTTAGGAAAGGAAAAAAAATGCCGTTAATCGTTAAAGACTCAAGTGATTTCATTGGCGTCCCCGCGGGGATGCACCTAGCCCGGTGCTATCGGATTGTCGATAAAGGCACGCAAAAGGGGTTTCAAGATAAGTACCAACCGACTGTCATGATCCAGTTTGAGGTTCATGGGGAGGATGACAATGGACGCCCCTTAGTTACCTCCGATGGCCGACCGCTATCGATTTCCAAGAGTTACAACTGCACCTTGGCTGATAAGTCTAACCTTCGCAAAGATCTTCAGATGTGGCGAGGCAAAGAGTTTACGGCCCAAGAGCTTCGAGGGTTTGAACTTAAAAACATCCTCGGGGCGTGGGCGATGCTTACCGTTACAAGGGCAGAGTCCAACGGAAAAACCTACTCAAAGATTGAAGCCATCAACCCAGTCATGAAGTCAATCAAAGAGGCAGGGTTACCTGAGGGTTTTAATCCGCTTCAAATCTTTGATATTGAGAATCCGGACATGGAGATGTTCGATTCTTTCTCCGAGAAGTTAAAAGCCGACATCATGTCAGCCCCTGAGTGGAAGGTGATCAAAGAGCCGCCTGAATTTGATACTTCCGGTCTTGACGAAACTCGGCCGTTTTAGGGGGAGACATGGACGAACAACCCACATTGGTTGAGGTTTGTAGTCTCAACTTTCAATTAAACAACCGATCGTTTCTATTTTCCCCATCCGATGACATCACCGCAAAGGAAGTGTGCTTAATACTTCAAATGATTCTTAATGTTTTTGCCCAAAAGGGCAATGTAAAGATCGACTTGGAATCGTTTATTGAGAAGCACAACTTGATGAAACACTTTACGGAGGTGAAAAATGAAGGTATCGACATACACGGCTGAGGCAGGGCATTGGTACACCCGCACGGGTGAGCCCATGTATCAGGTTGAGGGAGCAAACGGAAAGATCCGCAATACCACCCTGCGGGACGCCCGTAAGCACAATTTAGTTCCATCGGTCACGACCATCCTTGGGGTGGCGGCAAAGCCTGGGCTTGAAAAGTGGAAGATGCAGCAGGTCTTATTTGCTTCATTGACCCTTCCACGCCGGGAGGGGGAGACAGAAGAGTCTTACCTTGAGCGGATTATGGAAGACTCAAAAGAGCAGGGTCGTGCGGCAGCTGATGAGGGAACCAAGATCCACGCAGCAATCCAACAGTATTACGAGGGCCAAAAAGACTACTCCCATACTGAGCATGTGGCGGGAGTAGAAAAGGTTTTAGCAAAAGAGTTCGGAGCGCAAAACTGGGTCTGCGAGCAAGCCTTCGCTCATGACATGGGCTTCGGTGGCAAGTGCGACATGTATGCCAAAAGCATCGATGACTCTTCAGTCGGGATTATCTTGGATATCAAAACCAAGGAATTTACCGATCCTGAGAAAGTTGAGGGATATGACGAGCATCTTATGCAGTTGGCGGCATATCGTATGGGGTTAAATATGTTTTTTGGTCGATGTGCAAATGTGTTTGTTTCTCGTAATGTTCCGGGCCTTGTAGTGGTTAAAGAATGGTCTGACGATGAATTACACAAAGGATGGATGATGTTCACCAAACTTTTGCGGTTTTGGCAGTTGAAAAATGACCACAAGTAAGGAGGAGCGTATGCAGATCGCTATAGACTTCAATGCGGCATACCCCCCGCACCAGAGGCACTCGGACACAAGCCGAGCCTCGGCGGCATCAGCAGCGCCTAAGTTCAATGCCCGAACTTTGGACTTGCTGAAAGAATTCCGTCAGCTTCCCCAAGGGATGACCGATGAGTTTGGTCAAAACCAACTTGGGATTGAAGGCAACTCCTACAGACCCATGCGGGTGACGCTTTATAGGCATGGGTATGTGGAAGACTCAGGAGACCGCCAAAGGCTTAAAAGCGGCCGCTATGGGGCAGTTTGGAGGATTACCGAGTCCGGCCGGCAAAAGCTATCGGAGGAGGGCAAATGAATCCGGAGGACATCAAGCAGGTATTTTTGCAATGCGACAACCGAGACCCGAACGGGTTTTATGCAAACGATGTGGACATCTTGGAGTTTGGGCAAAAGATGTCTGCCTTTGCCTTGGCCCAACGCAAGCCCATGTCCGAAGATCAGATTCTTGATTTCATGATGAGCATAAAGCTCACCGAAAACGGAGATGCCCTATTGGACCGGGTAACCACCTTTGTCCGGGCGGTAGAGCAGTTTCACGGTATTAAATAAAAAAACCCAGGCGTACCTGGGTGAAAAGAAGGGGCGGGAAGGAATCCGCTTACCTTCTGAGGAGATACTTAGGGGGCGACTACCTCAGTTGTAGTGGGTAGTGCGCCCTGCATTTTTTCCCGATAAGCCTGAGTCAGGGGCGCTCCGATTGCCAAAGGGATACCGATCGGGGCCGTAACGGGGAATAAGGACATCCCGGCACCCAAAGCACTCAGACCAGACAGAGCCATCTTGGTGTAATCCGGTTCCTCCCGGCCACCCTCAGTCAGCAGGGTTCCGACCTCTTTGCCAATTTGCATCCCAGCCAAGGGCGGAGCTGCATATCGGATCGCCGCCCTGCCAACAGTATTCGGGCCGAGCATATTCATGAAAATACCCTTCACCTGCTCAAGTGCCCCGACCGGTGCGGTTGGAACTGGAGCCCGTGGCGGTAGCGGTTGCAAGCCTCCTGGCTGGCTTACGAAGGATGCCCTAGGGCCAGGACCTTGATCAGGGGTCATCAGGCCGCCAAAACGGGGGTTTTCAATGTACCGCTCGCTTGGAAAACGCTGAGAGATGTTGCTTAAAGCCTGCTGCCGCCGATTTAACAGGTCCCAAGCCCCGCCGGGTTCCGCGCTCATGCTCGTAGCCCTACCAGCTTCAATATCAGGTAATCCAAAGGCTTTGGCGTAATTGACTACCGCTGATCCCGGCCCGGTTGCCCGGGGAGGGGTTGGCGCTCCGGCCGCAGGCATCCCAGCTGATGGGGTAGGCATGGCAGTCGGCGCAGTTGGTCCAATAGGTCTTTGGCCAGCAACTAACTCTGCGGCCTGTCGAGCAGCGGGACTCATGACCTTGCTTGCAAGGGCAGCCGCTCCCCGAGCAACAGGAGCGACAACCGGTGCGGCTACCCGAGCCGCGGTTAAGGCTGTGCCCGCCCCGCCGCCCAACATGGCACCGGCTGTCTCAGCACGACCCTGTTCAATGTCTTCAGTCGTCCTTCGCGTTTCCTTGGGAATCTCTTCCTCACCGCCTTCTTCCACACCCACTTGGGGACCGGTAAAGGCACCGAAGCCTTTTAGGCTTTCAAGATACTTAACCGTTGTATCCGGCAGCTTGGCCTTGTCGTTAGAAAAGAAGGGGTGATTAACGCCAGCGTTATAACCTGCCGCCGCCAAACGGGTATCCCCACCACTCAGCTCTAAAGACTTTTTTAGGTAAGCAAGACCAGCATCAATATTTTTATTTGGATCTCTTAAGTCTTGAGCCGAGAACCCCAACTCTTTGCCCGTTTCTGGGCGCACCTGCATGAGACCAATTTCACCGACCGAGCCCGGACCTACCTTGGGATTTAATCTGCTCTCCTGATAAGCAATGGCTACTGCAAACTCAGGCGGGATGCCGAGAGCCTTTGCCCGCTCTGCAATTTGATTAGCTAGATTCTTTTGATCTGCCGACAGAGATTCATAAAACGATAGGTTCATTATTACCTCACGCTTTCAGGCAAACGCGATGCGGCGCCAGCGTTATCTCGTCCACCTGTATCTCGTGGTGGAAGTTTTACTCCAAGCCGACGCTCAACAATTTTTTCTAAACTATCTTCGTAATCTTTTTTCAGCTTCTTGTATTCCGCGCTTCGGACAAAGTCGTTGTAGTCACGACGATCATCCCTGAAGTCTCTCAACATCCTAGCTCTATCGTCTTCAAATTTTGCCCGAGCATCAAGATATTCAGCCTTAGCCAAGATCGTTCTTGGTGTATCCGTAACATTGATAACAGACTCTGCAATCAATCGACGCTCGGCCTCAGTCACCGTACCTTGACCTTCCATAATACGGCTAGCTTTTAATTTAATGTCAGACATAAGTCCAACGGCAACCTGCAACTGAGTTATAGCCTGCTCAGGAAGTCCTGCTTTTGTCGCAATATCTCTAATTGAATTCTTTAACGCCTCTCCAACAATGCCTTCCTCAATTAAGCGTCCAATTTGAGATTTGGTATCGCCTTTTTCAAATACACCAGTTAAGACTTGTGAATACTTGTTCCTTGGATCAAAAATTCCTTTTAGAATCCGATAGTTATCTCTTAAGCTGCTAGCGTCACTACCGCGCTGATACCAATTCTTGGCCTCATCGGACTGTTCTTTTGCTGATAGGGTGCCACGCTCTTTACGGTAGTTCAGATCCTGAGCCTGCTCCTCAACGGTTTGCATCCTGGCTCGGTTAGCAGCTTCGGCTGGGCTTGTTGGTGGCCGCTCTCCACCCTCTGGGGTAGTTTTATCAATCTTTGGTCGAGCCGACGCAGGAGCTCTCATTATTTTGTTTAAATAATCGTAGTACTCTGCTTGTTTATCATCCGACATTGCCAATTCATCAAGTTTTGCTGCTTGGCCTGGGGTTACATTTATTGTTCTAACCTCGTTTTCGCTTATGTAAACTTGCTTGGGCTCAAGTTTGGTGCTGGTGTGATAAAACAAACCAGACCCAAGATCTTGAATTCCAGACTCAGACTTTATAAACCGATCCTGATCAAATTTTGCCAAATCCTTAAGAATGTCTGCTGGATCTGCGCCCTTGGCCATTGCAGCCCTGATAAATTGATTCCGACGATTTTCAATATCGGCATTTGGAGGCATGGTTCTCACGCCCATTGATGTATCAAAGCCAGCGGGGGCGCGAGGACTTGATAATGGACCCGTTGTGGTCGGCAATGCTCCGCCACCCGTGCTTGTCGGCAAAGCACCTCCAACTGCCGGACCAAACATTTCTCTGGCTATACGCTCACGGCCTTTCAGGCGCTCCATCTCAATACCAGATGCGGCCAAACCAAGCTGTGCTTGAGCGATATCCCGCTCTTCTTTTTCCTGTTGAGCTTGAGACTCACGGACGCTTTTTGCCGTTCGTCCAATAGCCTCTCCAAAACTTCCGGTTTGTGTCGGCCCTAACATCCCTTCTGCTATTGCAAGCAGGGTGGGATCAAACATCCTGTTTTGACGGGCTTCGAGGGCAGTCTGCATCCGAGCCAATGCCTGCTGATAGGCTAGGTTTGCCTGCATGGCCTCCGGGTCACTACCCGGTAAAAATCCTCCCGCAATCTTTTCGGCCATGATCAGTCCTTCTTGGGCTTAATTGATGCAAGACCACCGGCCTTATACTCTAAGGTGCTGCCCTCAAAGAAATCGTCAAAATTGGTATTTGAACCACCGCCAAAAAGACTTCTCCAATACTGCTCATCAATTGCCTCATCAGCTTGAAGTTCACCCTCTGTTGGCGTTGAACCACCCTGATTTCGTAATAAATTCCTCAAAAAGCTGTAAGCTCCTCTTAAGGCGGTATCGCCCGTGCTTCCGCCGCGGATTGATCCCAACGCAGACATCACACCGGTTATGCTTTCAAGCGGCGACTTAGAGTAAGCGCCCGGTTTCGGTCCCACAAAAGTTGATGTTTGGGTCGTTGGAATCTGAAATCCCCTCATCAAAGCGGCCGCAGAGGTGGCTTGTTTTAAGGGATAGTCGAGCTTGGCCTGCTCATAAGCCTGACGCTCCGCCCCGCCCTTGGTTAGCGCTCCAGCACCCGTTAAGCCATATTCTTGTTCCCTGCCGGCAATCGCGGCCTGGGTCTGAGCGGCACGATTCTGAAGGTCTAGCTCCTCCATCGCGGCCTTTAGAGCGTTCTGATAACCAGCGGATAAGGCGCCATATTGCTGACCGGTCAGGTTCCTCTGCATATTGGCTAAAGCCTGCCCCGTGGCTGAGGCATACCTTTGACTTCCTAGGTCTCCGCGGCCAACGAAAGCGCCCCGCAGACTGGGGAGAATCGACTGCTGTAGGTTCTGTTGCTGCAGGCGGGCCATCTCGTCCACGACCTGCTTCTGATAGGGGTCCATCAATTCAGCAATCCGGGAACCCCTTAATCCTCCCGCAGCGGTGGCGGCCGTCTGCCCAGCGGCGGTCAGTCCCGGCTGATAGGCCGTGGCCGCCCCAAGAATCATCCCGTAGCCCTGCGTCTGTAGGGGGTCGTAGGCGGCTATCCCTTCTGCAGGAGTTCGCCCCATAGCCGTTTTAGCGGCCTCTGAGAGCCCCGTTAGGTAGTCGGTGTAATACGCAGGCGCAACATCGGTGCGGGTCTCCGTCTGCGTAATATTAGGTAACGGGGAGCCTTGGGTGATTGCCATGCTTATCTCCTAGCCTTCTTTAGATAATCCAAAGGATTCTTTTTTGCCGGGGGTGGCAGATCCTTCGGTTTTGCTGATCGATGGTGAGCTCTAATTGAGTGCATCATGTCGTAAAGTTTTTCCGATCCGGCCTTGGTTGACCCGTTTCCTAGGGCGGCGACCACATCGGCCGGGAACACAAATTCTCCGTCCGCAAGCATAGCGGGGATGTCGTCAGACTGACCGTCCCCAGGCCCTGAAACCGCCGCTCCCTCTCGGAAGTCTACCCTTGCCTTGCCCGAATGCGCCACCACGGGCAGTCCGCCGCCGGCATAGCCCCCAGCCGCCATGAGGGGGGTAGCCAAACCGCCTCGGGCGGCAGCCATTAAGGTGGGGCCCTCATCGTTTGCGGGAGCCTTATTTTCAAGGGAACTTGGCACTGTTTGAAATACCTGATCGATGTCGATTGGGACACCGTAGGTAAAGTAATTCGTCATATCTTCGCCCCCACGAATATTCTGTTGTGTCAACTGATTAAATTCCTGCGCCAAACGGTCTGATTCCACTTGGGCTAAAAACGGATCAAGCGATCCTTTAAATCTCTCTTGGCCGACCTTGCTTGAAATAAATGGATCTTTAAAGGTCAAGTCATCATCGGAAATGTATTCTGTTTCCTTCAAAATTGTTGGTGCTGCCAACATCTGAGGAATTCGCCGAGGCTGTTGCACCCTTGGCCGCGTTGTCTGAGTTGTTGTCGTCGATGTAACTGGCGGAGCATCAATTGATGGCGGTGACCAATCGTCCGGCACTTCCGTGATTGTTTCGTCAATAATTTCACCAGTATTTCCATCAACAACAGTTGTAATCTGAGTGTTGTTTACCGGATCGGTGTGAACGGTTGTTTGCGTATTGGTGTTGTTATCCGTCGTGACCTGAGTTGTAGTATTAGTATTGGTATCAACAGTAACCTGAGTGCTCGTATTGGGATCAACCGTAGTCTGTGTAACCGTATTTGTATTGACATCGTTAGTCGTTGTTACCTGAGTGTTTGTTTCGGCATTAGTTTCTGTGCGAGTAGCCGTGTTTGCATTTGGATCGGTGACCGTTGTTGTTTCCGTATTGCCCTGAGTTGTTGTCTCAGTCGTTACATTAGTTTCAGCATTAGTGTTAATAGTGGTGGTTGCACCAGTATTTGGATCAACTGAGGTTGTAACATCGCCTGCAGTGCTTGTTTCGGTTTGAACATCTGTAGGGGTTGTGGTGGTTTGTACCGTACTTAAGTCACCGAGCGTCATCACCCCGCCCTGAGCATTAGTTCCAATAACCACATCTGGCGTAATAAATGTTTCAGTGCCTCGGTTAGTTATTGACGAACCAATTAAATCTCCAACAGTCACGGCGTTACCATTTGCGTCTACGCCCACCGCCTGATTTAAGTTCTCAATATTGAACTCAGTTCCCTCAGACCGGATGTTGTTTATAAGTTGTTCTGCAACAACCGTATTTGCAATATTGTTTGCCTGCTCTTCGCTAATACCAGCTTCAATTAGACTTGAACTAATCTGATTTCCAGCATCTGCCAAGTTTTGATTGTTCTGTAAAGCAGTAGTTATTGTCTGATCTACAACCGGACGCTGGGTATCTGTTACCGCACCTGAGGACAGAATTTGATCTGTAGCAGGTCGATCGGCCATAACATCTGTAACGACTGAATATGCACCTACAGTTTTGCCTGCGGTTACCGATGCAATGGTTCCTTGAGTCAGGGCCTTATTTAAATCTACCGTCCCAGTTGCAAAATAGTCCGATGCAATAGATGCCAACGCCTCTTCCGGATACTCAGTTACCGCCTCTCGGGTTCCAGCCCCAACCGCTCTTTTAACGACGCTACCAGCCGCCTCTGATGCTAAGTCTCCTGCGGCCCGTTTAATAAACGGAAGTTCTGCAGCCGGGCCAAGAACTGCGGCTACCGTGCCTGCTGCCAAGGCTGACTTTTGTCCTGCGGCATGGGCATCTTCATCAGACATTCCAGACCGCTTGGCCATAGAAACTGTTTCGTTGTAATTAGCGCCAGCGGCCTCTGCGGCATTTACCCCTGCGCTTGTTGCCAATCCTGCTACCGTACCAAGCCATTTGGCCGCCCCAACACCGGTAAGCAAAGGAACAATCTCTTGAACACCTTCATTAAACGGCAAAGTAAATATTGTTATGGGGTTGTCCCACATTGCTCGGAACAACTCTTTACCTTTTTCTATCGCACCATTGGCCGCGCTTACTCGCTCAAACACATTCTTTTCAGCTTGAGCAATATCGTTTCCAACAGCGTGGGCAGATGAATTTTTTAGTTGTGTTGCGGCTTTTAAAATTGGACTGTCTTTATCCAATGCGTTTATTGCCACTAAACTTCCTGCCAAACTCTCGGCAAGCTCACCGGTGGCTCGGGTTGTGAGACCAAACACCCGAACCAAGGGGGTAATTAAATCCTTGCTAATCTTGTCGTCAACAACAATCTTTTGGCCATCTTCGGTTGTTGCCCGCATGAACTCATCAAAGGTTCCCAAAGATGTCAGTGCTTGGTCTACAGCGCTCTCATCGTATCCAGCATAGGTTCCACGGCCGTTAGCCACACCCATGTTGGCCGCCCGAATCTGATCGGAGGCCGCCGCTAGGGATGGGTTTTCCTCCCTTGTGTCTGTGCTGTACTGATTACCATTCCACTCAAATACTTTGCCCGGACCAAGGTACTCCCGCGCAGTTCTGTAAGCATCAGAGAAATTTGTCTGAGCAGCAATTTCTGCTGAGGCAATCTGACTTGCTAATTCTGCGGTGCTTGCTGAGACCTGATAGTTGTTGCCGGCGTAGTTAAAACTTGTAAATCCTCTAGCACCTGCTAGTGCTGCCGCCTCTTCTAAACTATCAGCCTGATCATTGGCAATATTAAGAGTAGTCCGCTCGGCAGTATCTCGGGCTGCTTGATCAAACCCCGCAAAGTCATCCGGCCCGGTTTGAGTTACGCCTTCAATTTCAGTTTCAAATCCGGCTGGTGCCGTATCTGATGTACTTGATACATTGACTGGCGTTAGTGATGATTCGTTGGTTGAGCTGATGAAATTAGCCGCATCAATTGCTTCTTGCTCTGAAGCCCCTGCGGTTATGGCACTGTTATAAATTGAGCCCCATGTGGTTGCCTCGTCCGTTCCGGAATTTACCCCTTCGGCTACCGAAGAAGCTATGTTTGTCACAACCTCTCTGTTGTTCAAATTATTTGCAGCATTTAGAGTGTTGTTTAGTCCAGCTGCGGCGTTTACCGCTCCGGCAATATTTCCACTTTCAATAGCAGTAATAACTCTTACTGCTGCAGCTGCCGTATTCAAATCAGCGCTATTAGTGAGCGCACCAGCTGAAGACAACATGCCGGATACATTTCCTGTTGATATTGAATTAACAAGATTTGCGGCATTTCCTACATCTCGAAGAGTAATGTTTCCATCTAAAGTTACATTTCCCACCGAATTAGAAATAGTAGAATTACTCATCAAAGATGTAGCAGCGCTTAACAGATCGCCTCGATCTACGGCGTTGGCAACATTTAAAGCAGTAGACACATTGTTATAGCCACCCATTCCGGCCAATGATGCCAAAGCCCCAATGGTGTTTCCTTGGCTTGCTGCCCAAAGCGCTCCGGCTGCTTGAGCGAAAGGCTGAACACCAGGAATAAACGACGCCATAGTCAGCGCTGCTGAAATTAGAGCGCCTTGGCCGGTATCTGAGCCATAAGTTGTAAATTGCGGAGTACCGGTCGTTGGATTCATAACGATCCGATAGCCCGTCATTCCGGGACCACTGTAGGTTTTTCCTATTTGATAGGCCAGCCCCTCTGGGCTAATTGGACTTTGAGCCAGCAACCTATCTGCGGCGTATAAAGAGTAACTTGTTGGAATTCCACGAATAAACCGTTCTGTAACCGTTCCACCCTCTAGATCATTTACTGTTCGAGTTTCTATCCGAGCTATTTCTTCTGGAGTAAGGCTTCTCGTTAAATATGAGCCTTCTTCGGCACCACCGCCGCCTATGTAATATCCGGTTGGCTGACCAAACTCATCCATTCGATACTGAACATTTGCGTCACCAATTGTGGGTCGAACCTGTACTTGCCGAAGATCGGTTACCCCCATTTGATTCAGGTTTCTTGCCATATCAAGAATTACCTGATCAACGGGGTTAGCTTCCCTTCCTAGAATTCGACTGGCCTCATCAAAACCAAATCCAACGCTTTCGCCCCGGGTAGCAAAAATACCGCCACTCAAACTGCCCACATTTGGCGCAATTTGATTAGCAAGATTTAAGATTGTGGCGGTATCGTAGGTTCTATTATCTCGGTCAGTTACATTTCCAAGACTTCCCTGATGCAATAAGCCAGTTTCTTCTGTGTATGCTCGATTTAAAGCACCAAGCTGTTGTTGTGCAAGGGCTACATTTGAGGCATAGGTTGGATCAGTTACACCACTAGCGGCTGTTAAAAATTGACGGGTAAAGTCTTCCGGGCGTATGGCGCCTGACTGAAGCTGAGATGTCCAATAGTCAGAGCCTGGGCGGTCAGCTGATGTAATTCCAATATTTCGATAAGCCTCGTTAATTCTATTTTGAATGTCTTGATTTGTAGCTACAGCTGCATCAAACCTTGACTGAACATCTTGTGGATTTAATTGGGTGGCTTGAGCCAACTGAGTTGGAGACACACCAAAGTATTGTGCCGCAGCGGCAATTTCTGCATCGGTGGCGCCAGGAAAAGACTGCAGACCTGAAACAATCTGCTCATTTGTTAGGGCTGGCCCTTGATATGGAACATCTTGAGATGCCAAAAAATTAGCTAGAGATGCGTTGTATACCATTTTTACGCTACCCTCGGATTTATTGCGGCGAGCAGTGCTGCAGCCCAGTCATACCAATTTTCATAGTTTTCCGTTGACGGTATGGCCTCATTCGTAAAGATATCAATAGCCTTTAATCCATCACCCCATAACTTCCAATCGGTTAGCTGATTAGGAATCTCTAACTGTTGAGCGGCATATTGCTCGCACATCAATGCCGCCCAAGACTCAAAAGAATGAAACCGCGGGTCATAAACCAGCGGCTGGCCACCAACAGGATTCTTAGGCGTGCTCATGAGTATCCTCGGACATCGCCGATATCTGCGTTAAGGATGACACGACCCAGCTGATAGTTGCCACCGACCACATTAGAAATGAACCGCAACCGTAGTTCCCGGCGCTGCTCTTTCATATCAATCTTTCCGGTGTTCGGATCAAAGACATAGGGGCTAGAGTCTTGATCCTCAATCTGAGCGTATGGCCGTCCGGTAACGATTACGCTCATCTGCCCGTTTTGGATAAAGTCCGGCTCAATCCGCTCAAGCCTTAACCACCGATTCGCACCGTCCATTGATGGCTGGGAAGGGCCGCCGGCAACCCACCCAAGATCTGAGGTCTCAAAATAAGACTCAATTGCAGTAATGTTTTGGCCGTTAATTGCGTCAGTCCCAATCTCGTGCTGATAGACCTCAATCCGATTCTCAGGGGTTGAAAAAGTTAATTCTGCGGTGTCAGTAGCCGTCGGTGCGCTCGATAGGCTTAAAACCATCACATAAAGCGCATCTACATCGATGGCAAAACCAGCACCTCCACCACCCCCAAGATCGGCATCATCCGCTGACAGGGAGTCGCCAATTTGATATGCAGCACCATACTCACCAAGCGTGACCGAAATGACTTGACCGGCAACTATTATGATTTCTTGTGCGGTAGCTCCAGCACCTGAACCGCCAGTAAATGGAACATTGTTATAAGTTCCATCTGTGTAGCCCGATCCAGCCGTCAAGGTTCCTAGGGTTTTAACCCCGCTAGACTGTATGGCGGTAAGGGTGGTGCTTGCCGGAATATCTGCTCCCGTAACAAGCAAATTGGTTTTTAGTTCTGTGTAATAGGTGTCCAAGCCAATCTTATCTAAACCTAAGATATAGCTCATCGACTCAACCAAGACTGTTTCTTGCGGGAGAGTTACCCAATCAGCCTCAACAGGGTAAGCAAAAACCTGAGAGAAGTATCCTGCTGATCGACGGGCGCCTAAAGCAGTCCCAGCGTCATACCAAGTGTTTTCACGGATGTTATAGATGATGGCATCGTTGCACTCAGTTGAGTTTCCCTTGGGATAGAACCACCACACCTCACCAAATCGGGGAACTTTCGTTGCCCAAACTTTTTGTCTTTGGGTGTAGTTCAGATTATCAAAGAAGTAGTTTTGATTCATCTGATTAGGAATCTCTTTGACCACACCGTTATAGAGCAAGAATCGGTCTACTCCGCACCAGTAATAAACACCGTCATATTCAATCACCGACTGAGATGACAGAATTGAAGTTTGGGACGAGATAATGTCGTACCGCCAAAAAGTCGGTGCAGCAAAATCTCCTGAATTTGGGATACCCAAAGATTGAGGTGCGTAAGATACCCGTACTAGCGAGTCAATTGACCAAAAAAGCCCTGATGGAGAGTTTGAACCACCACGAACTGGCAGACCCTGAACGATCTTGCCTGTTGCTACATTGACCTCATTGGCATCTGCAGAGACCCAATCCTGAGCGTTTCCGGATGAGCAGTTTCTTATAAGACCATTGTTTCCGTAAACAAAGACATACGGATGCAAAACGACCACACCACCGGAGACCGATACATTATTATTAAATGTCACTGTATCGGTAATTGACATTGTTGCGTTTTGTGAAAGCGTTACAGTTGTGCCTGATACAGACACTACCGTTGTATTAGCCGCTATTCCGTTTCCAGACACTGACTGACCAGCGCCAACCAAAGTGCTAGCCGTGGCCAAAGTTATGTTTGGCGAACCATTTACCAAGGTTGCATTTAAATCAAAAACACCAATTTGACTCATTGTGGTGCCGTTGATGTCACCAATTAAAACAGGGGTGTTTGTTGTGTTATCGATTGCCGCTAGGTCTTGACCTGGATGGGCGACAAGCGAACTAACCCCTGCTCCAGCGACATCGTAAAAACCATCAAACTGCCAAAGATTTAATGCCGATGGGGTGAAGTCTGATAGCGTGAAGTTCACCACCCCAGCACCCACACCGTTATCGTCAATGACAAGCTCTTGAAGTCCGTCCGAATAACCAGAGAAAATGTAATTAAAGTTATTTTGGGCGTTGACCCAAATACCCCTCGATGGGCCTGTTAGCTCATTAGAGATGACACGATATCCCCCGATCTTACGGGGGCGGCCACGCTGAAACCTTACCCAGCGGCCATCGTTGTAAAACTGCTTATCAAATACTGTACCGTCCCGCTGTATTCCAGCGAGGGTATCGATAGCAAAAACCTTTTGGGTCATCAGAAAGTCCCGCCAAGCACACCGCCTGAAAAGGTTCCTGTTCCGGTCACAACAATACCCGCAGTAGTCGCCCTAAATCTTTGGGTTCCCAATACGGTTACTCCGAATTGACCTGCACCTGGACGGTAAATACCGGTGTCGGCTTCGCTTGAGAATGCAAGGCTTGGAGCGCCAACCGTGCCATCATCGAGCTGAATATTTGATATGCCGGCAAGAATGGTTGAGGCATTTAATAAATTGACAGAATCACAAAGCAATATGGCTTGCTGCCCGGCAGGAATTACTGCTGTTCCGGACCCAGGCACACCGGTTGTAAAGGTGATGGTGTAATTTGCACCGGTTCCATCGGTTTGATTGGTGATGTAATAAATCTGAATAGTCTGAGGCAGCTCTACTGTGACATTACCGGTCAGCGTTCCGGTGTACTTTTGAATGACATTGGATGCCTCTACCGGAGTCAAAGTATAGGTTCCGGTAGTCACCGCCTTTGTAAGCTGAGTGAAATTAAACTGGGTTGATCTACCCAAGCCAACGCTATAAAACGCCGTTCCTGAGGAAATGACAAAGCATGAGTCTGTCGGCTGAAGATCTAAAGTCGTTGACGAATCAATGAGTTGTCCGCCAGAGGTGGCAATCGTGAGAGTTCCACTTCCGTTATTTCGGATCAGTACGAACCAATTATTCCCTAGTGTTCCAGCAGGCGTTAAAGTTAGAGTTCCAGCTCCACCGGTCCAAACTACCGACTCAGCACGGTTGGTATCATCTAAAGTAAAGTTGCTTGAATAAGTAGCTACTGGGTGAGACTGATTTAGGGTATTTGCGATCGCCAATAGCCCATATCCAGCCAAGGTTCCGGCGTCTGCGTTTGATGTTCCAACACCGAAGGCGATGACACCCCAAGTACCAGCCTCATCCGGGTTGGTTTCAATATAGATGTACTTAGCCTCACCGGCGGCGATTGAGACAATCGTGGTTCCATCGTAGTCAGCTACGGTAAAGGCATTTAGACCGACATTTCGGATCAGGGCATCGTTACCTACGGATGCCTGATTGGCTGGCGGCATTTCAAGGGTAAGGCTACCCACAGTTGCCGTGACATCCATGATCCTAGCGGCATAGTCATTGGTAGCGTTACCGTTGATTGGCCACTCAAGCTGAAGGTTTGCAGACAGCGTAATGGCCCGATAGGCCACATCGGTTGGCTGGATTACATTACCGGTAAATGGCGAGTTATAGCTCATCATGAATCCAATACTGTTGATTGACGATCGGCGATTCGGGTGAGGTCTTCAGTCTTCAAGGTATTGATAATCTTGTCGTACTGAGCCTGCCACATAGGCATACGATCGTCGTTTTTCAAAAACGGCATGGCCTGCAGGAGTGATCCGTAGAGCAGGGCCTGGGGGGCATAAATCGTGAACCAATTGGTTTGGTTTGAGGAATCCAAGGGCTGAATCCGCTCGTAATAAAGCACCTCAAAGGTGTAATTTGAGGCAGGGCTTGGGGCGACTAACCAATGGGTATAGTCATAGTCGCAGTAAAACTTAGGCACATCGACTTGGGTGGGGTCCGGCCAGTACTCCCGGAGGTACTCGTACTTCCGAAGCAGGACCGGTCTGCGCTCCCCCGCCACAACCACATTCATAGATACCGTTTTGTGCCATCTAGCGGGCTTATCGATGACTGGCTGGGTGGCTACCATAGTGCTTTGCTGGACCGTCAGATTGCCCAAAAACTTGATTTCTGAGGCAATAACCTGTTCGGCCAACATAATGAAAGTCGGGATCTTCTCTAGGGTGGCCGTGTCCGTCCGCTCAAGATAAGTCGAAATATCATTGACCAAAGAGTCATAGGTCATTACGGCGGCGACTGTCATCACCAACTCCTATATTTGGCGGTTTTCTCAGCAATACTTTTTGGCTGAGAGACAAACTGTTTGCCGGCAGCCTTCCCTTCCCGCTTGGCGCGGGTTGTGGCGGCGTATTCAGCCGAAGAAAGCCCTTGGATGGCCTTTTTGGGCAGATACCGCTCCCCAGTGGCTTTTGGACCTACCGTAGAAGGCTTGCCAGACTTGGTACCCCATTCCTGCTTGCTCCACTGGGAGAGGCTGTTATCGGCCTTTTTTGGCCCTTTATAGCCCCCGCCTGAGGACTTGTACTTTTGGGTGGCCAATTGAGCCTTCCGAGCCGACCACTGACCCGGAGCGCCGCCCTTGCCCGAGGCTTTCACCGAGGCGACGATGCGCTTCCATTTAGAGGGGTCAGATTTAACGGCCGTGCTCATGAAAATGCCCTAGTTCCCTGTTTGTCAATTATCAGCTTTTGGCCTCTAGCCTGCATCTGAGGTGTATTCGGCACCGAGATATGAGTCCAAGAATCAAACTCAAGGATGATTTGGTCAAAAGGCACTTTGGCGGCGATACAAGCCTCCACCACCTCCCGAGGCCGCATACCCGGCACTCGGATGTCTGCAGCACATCCCAAACGATGCTGGGAGGTGTCTTTCGATCCTACGGCGTCATTGACCTTTTTCGACCGAAAAGCCGAATTGATCATGACCGGTTTGCCGCCTACCGCTTTTTTGACTTCTTGGAGGAGCGCGGCCAGACGGCGGAGATTTTCGATTTCAGCTTCGTTAGGAATGTTTTCCCAGCCGTTACGATCCGCTGTTTCAGAGCGAGTAAGTTCTTCATAAGTAAAGTTCTCCGATAGTTTGTCTTGCGGGTTCACTTCTTGTCTTCCTTTTTTGATTTCATGTCCATAATTTTTTCAAGCGTTCTGCCGCCGAAATAAAAGGACATAATCAACATTCCCCACTGACCAAGTAATTCCACATATTTTTCATTGACCTGAAAATTAACTCCCGATCCAACGGCAAAAAAAGAATAAGCAATCAAAATGAATATCAATGTCATTGGCCGGATGTTTTTGGATAACCAAGAATCCGAGGCCATGTCGGCCTCAAGGCGCTTGGTTAACTCCATCTGCTCATTCACATCAGCCTGAAGCTGGGCAAGCTCACCCTTCTGACTAGCTTCCATCAAGGCAAGTTGGGCTTGAGCCTTGGCCGCCGGATCAGGCATGACCTTATCCAGCACTTTCATTCCAACATCAAGTAAAGCGGCTATAGGAAACATAATTACCTCACCGTTTTAATTTCGTTATCGCCTTTACGGACGGTAACCTTTTCTCCGTCCACATCGACTGTCATTGGGTCACGATCAGCCATCCGATCAAGATGCTCAATAAGTTGCTTCATAATCTCAAACTCGGGTTTTTCTTGCTTTGGGGTAGCCCCGGCAATCCCGTTCATCATGGAGATCAGGGCTGTAAGCGAGGCGCCCAGCAGTCCCATTACGGCGGCCATCTTGCCCTCTTCCAACTGAAGGCTAGCCGCCACGCCAATAATTACGATCAGAGTGATGTAAAAAAGGCCGAATCGGCCAATTGACTTTCCTGCGACTTCTTTGGCGGTTTGTTGGGCATTAAGCCTATTTAACTCTGCCTTTATGTCGATTTTGGCTCGTTTTAGCTCTTTGTCTGCAAACATCACCAACTCCATATTCCAAGTGAAAAACTAAGCACAATTACCAACACACCCAAAAAGGCAAAAGTCCACAACCCCATTACCGATCTGCTTTGTTGTTTAGCCTGTCAAATAGTTGTCCAATCATGGACTCAATTTTGTTGAATCCCTGATTCATATCCTGACGCACCTCTTTAAAGGTCTCCCTCATCTCATCTTTTTTGGCATAGATGTCGGGAAGATCTCGTTCAATACGGTGCATATCTCTGCGGAGCTCTTTCACGGCGTCCCAAATTTCTCTAGCAAACCATCCTAGAGCGGCTAAGAGGGAACCCCCGCCGATGTTTATGACGGTTTGCCATTCCATTCAATCGAAACCCCGCAGTGTCTTGGCGAGTCTAGCCCGCTGACCTAACTTACCCGGAGCCTTAGCAGCCTTATTTAGGGTCTTGGCAGGAATCTTTTTGTCGGCAGGAACGCCCAATTGTTTCTTTAAGGCACCCGGTTTAGAAATTGCCTTTTGAATCCACTTGTCCGTGCTTCCGCCCTTTTTAAATACGCCACGGCCCTTCAGAACATCAGCATGGGTTACCTTGCCATCGCCTGTCAGATCAGGAAAGTCTTTAGCCATGATTTACTCCGGTTTAGTAGGCCAAACCACATCTTTTGGGTCGGAAAATGTTTGAGGAATATTTCTCAAAGCTTGCCGATACACCGCCCATTTATCCTTTGTTGCCTGCGGAACATCAGATGCCTGCGTCCAGTCCGACTGGCTTAACAAAGCATTTCGTTGGGCGCGGACAGCGTTCCACTCAGCCTCTATGTTTCTCGGAGGCTTGGTAAATTTATTGTTGGAAAACAAGAATCTTGGACTGATGGCGTTTTGCTCATCATCGTGTTCAGGGCATTGAACCCATCCGTTTTCACTTGCTACTTCAGGCGTGGCTTCTACGATGTTTTCAACAACGCCGTCTTTAATGATTGCGTATCTCATGTCTATTCCTTACCAAGTGTAGACGCGAACTAAACCAGCGCCTCCGGCACCACCTGCGCCTGAATTTGATCCGTTAGTCGAAGCGCCACCACCACCACCACCTCCGGCTGGTTGACCACCTGCGCCACCCGTTCCGCCTGTGCCGCTGTCTTCACCACCTGATCCACCGCCACCACCGCCTTGGCGTCCAGAGCCTGCGGTTCCAGCAGAACCGTTTCCTGAGGAATTAACTGCAGCAGCACCACCGGCTCCACCACCGCCTCGCGCACAACATAATGTTGAAACACTACCTCCACCAGCACCGCCAGCTCGTTTTGCATCAGCACAAGTTATGCCGCCACCAGCACCACCGCCTGGGCCGCCTTGGAATGCTGCTCCACCAGCATTTCCTGGATTACCGATAGTGGTTCTCCCGCCGCTTGCACCACCCCAACCACCGGCTTTAGATCCACCAGTGACAGTAGTACCAAGCGCACCACCAAAATTACCCCAAACACATGAACATGACACAGCTCCTGTGGTTCCTCGCGGATGACCACCACAAGCACCACTAGCTAATGCGCCGCCGCCGTGACCTCCGGCTGTATTACTTTGTCCTCCAACCCCACCGCCAGCACCATAAGCAGTTAATAACGAACCAAAAGTTGTATTACCGCCAGCAGCTCCATTGTTTCCATTTGAAGTATTTACTGTTTGTGCTGCTCCCCCTGCTCCGCCTGCGCCAATCGTTACGGTTACGGTTGCTCCTACACAAGCAGCCTTAAATAATCGTTGAACATACGCACCGCCACCACCACCAGCTCCACCAAACCTATTTCCGCCTCCGGCAAATCTTTGACCAGATCCTCCGCCACCACCCGCTGCCCATGCCTCTACAAGCACAAAGGTTGCGCCAGAGGGCTTGGTATAAGTTCCAGAGGATGTAAATTCTTGGAAGTTAGCACCTGCCGGTGTAGCAAAACTCAGCGTTCCAGATCCGTTGGTCTGAAGCACTTGGCCGCTCGTACCATCGGCTGCTGGCAGGGTGAAGGTCACATTACTGGCAATGCTATCTGCTGCTTTCAGGGCCACATAATTAGAGCCGTTGTCGGTGTCTTCCGGTAATCGAATCTCAGCACCAGCCGTTGAGTTTCCGGTTACGGCCAAAGGCGATGCAATACCTCCGGTAATGCTCACCCCAGAGGATGTCACCGTTAGTTTGGTCGATCCGTTTGCCTGAAGCTCTAACTGACCAGAGGCATCAGCAGTGCTAATTAAACCGCCAGAGCCGGTCGATGATGCGTTAATAATTGATGCCATGTCTTACTCCAATGCTTGGATTTTTGCTGTTAGTGCTGCAAGTTCAGCCATGAGCTGCTCTTTTGTAGGGGCATGAGGAGGCTCTGGGATCGGAGCGGGAGGAGGTGCTGTAAACACTCCATTTGCATAAGTCCATCCCGGGCCTGCGGTTGGACACTCAACCCAACCCTGTTGCGCGGCAAACTCTGCGTCTGCCTCGGCCACATTGATCACAACTCCGTTTTCAATAATTGCGTATCTCATTTGATCACCTACCATGTATAAACACGGACAAGACCTGCACCACCTGCTCCACCAGCACCGGAGTTAGAACCATTAGTTGAGCCACCACCTCCACCGCCACCGCCTGCGGGCTGACCCCCAGCTCCTCCGGTTCCGCCTGTGCCGGAAGTATTCCCTCCAGAACCACCGCCTCCTGCACCTTGTCTTCCAGAACCTGCGGTTCCATTAGACCCATTAGCAGTAGCATTAACTGCGGCTGCACCACCAGCGGCTCCGTTACCGCCTGCTGTAGTAATTCCACCTCCAGAAGAACCTGCTCTAGCACATCCAGCTGCGTTTAGTCCGCCTCCTGAACCGCCTCCGGGACCGCCTTGAAACGAAGATCCTCCCACTTGTGGTGATCCAGTACCGCCATTAGAGCCGCCTCCACCACCACCCCATCCTGACGGTCTGCCAAGACTTGCGGCTTGTCCAAGTCCGCCTCCAAACTGGCCTTGAACCGTGGTAGCGCCGCACTGTCTTGAAAATGGATCTCCTCCATTAGCAGTTGTAGCAGCAGTTAATACACCACCACCACCTCCTCCTGAATTTGCCCCAGCCGTTCCAGCACCACCCCGACCACCACCAAATGCAGTTAGCCAACTTCCAAAAGTTGTATCACCGCCAGCGGTTGCCGCACAACCAGCGCTGCAATTTACTGTGGAAGCGGTTCCTCCAGTTCCACCAGCGCCAATAGTTACGGTTTCTGTTGCACCAAGATCAGAGGCTTTAAAAAATCTTTGAGTAAAAGCACCGCCGCCACCACCACCGCCGCCGCCACGGATTCCTAATCCATCGCCCCTATATCCACTACCACCACCGCCACCAGCACCCCACGCCTCAACCATTACAAATGTTGCGCCTGAAGGCTTAGTCCATGTACCAGAGGATGTGAACTCTTGGAAATTAGCTGACGCGGCTGTAGCAAAACTCAGTACTCCTGAACCATTGGTCTGTAATACCTGACCGCTAGTGCCGTCTGCGTTAGGCAAAGTAAAGGTCAAACTAGAAGCAATACTAGTTGCCGCCTGTAGCTCAACATAGTTAGTCCCGTTATCGGTATCCTCAGCAAGTCGCACCCGACCCTGAGTTGATGGTGTACCGTCTAGGGATATTAAGCCGTCGCCGTTAATAGTTGCTGCCATAATTTACTCCATCGTTAAAGCAGTTTTGACAGTAGCCTTAATGACCGCCGTGGATGACTCCC